GAGCAGCAGGAGCAGGAGCAGGAGCAGGAGCAGGAGCAGGAGCAGCAGGAGCAGGAGCAGGAGCAGGAGCAGCAGGAGCAGGAACAGGAGCAGCAGGAGCAGGAGCAGGAGCAGGAGCAGGAGCAGGAGCAGGAGCAGGAGCAGGAGCAGGACCTGGCTCCTGCAGTCCGGCTGCTGCATTAGAAAGACCGGCTGCTGCGTCCATGCCAGGTCCGTCCGCTTCCGCAGCAGGATATGGGGGTGGATCGAACGTATCTACAAACTCTTTCCATTTCTCGAGAGATGACTCGAATACCAATGAGCTAACAGCTGCGTTCGTGATAGGATCTGCTCGGTAATCTGTACCCAGAATCGGACCAGCGTCTTTGAGTTCGTCGATCTTTGCATTCACAGCCCCAAGTTCCTTTTTGATCCTCTCAGCGTGTTCGTATTGTAGATGCGCAACTTCACATGCTGTCCTGTATGCAACATACGCGGGTCCAAGCACGTTCATCATCGGATGACCGTCGGCTTCCATGCATGAAAACACCCTGACCTTTTGTTGATCGTGATCTTCACTCTTAATAATTCCGCGCCAGATTCCGAGAAAATTCCAGAACTCGTTATGGCGAATCTGGGGGGAATAATCGTTCACACCTTCTCCGATCACTCCCCCTTCAAGCCTTCCCTTCTCAATCTTTCTCTGCTCAATAATTTTATACTGAATCTTTTCCGACCCGTAGTGACATTCGTTGGTCCACTCCCACTCTGGATCCACCGCTGATGTGTTCCCATCATCGGGGGGCAATCTAGCCCTTATCGCATCGGGGGTAAGATGTGGGTATAACGCATCATAGTATCCCGCCAGTTCAGCGGTATCTTCCGGGTCGTTGTCACTGCCTACATCAGAACTGTCTCTGAAACGAAACGTGTACAGATCAAGAATGTCATTGACATATTCGGCGTAGTTTGCATACTTAGCACCACCACGCTGACGACGAAGACGGCGCAGTGTTCGTCTCTTCTGCTTCTTCTTTCGAGAGCCTCCTTCTGGAGCAGGAGCAGCATCAGCGGCAGGAGCCTCAGGAGGAGCAGGAAACGGTGCCAGACTTATGCGACCAGCTTCTCTTTTCTTATAACCCACTCCGCTAACGGTTTCGATAGTAGCCGTACCAGCCAATAACATACCAATGTCCTTCTGAGGAAAGATCGTATATTCCCTATTCCCAATCTTGCAGATTGATACATATGTTGCAGGGGAACGCTTCCCTCTAAAGTCTTTCTGACTGGGAAACAGTGTTGCACGTAAACCAACAAGTTCGTCATATCTGTCGTCATTGAACTCTACTAGATGTGCGTTCAGCCTTCTCTCGAGATGGGTTAGTTGTGAAGACACTTTATCGGCATACCTTGTCATATCGCGGTCTTCTCCGCCATATGTACACATGACGGGCACCCCATCACCATGTTTCCATACGCTGCTGAATGACTGAAATTCAGATAGAATCTTTGCCTTTATGTCTGCAAGGGCTATCTTTCCGATGTTACCTGGACCTCGTGTTATCTGTAGCGTCAGTTCGCCTTCAGACGCAGGTTTGTGAAAAACAGTATCCACTTCCCGGACTGTGTTTTGCCGCTGCATGTGCGCTCCACATAGACCATCGTACGTTATACCGTAGCGAGGAAGTGTATCCGTATCGCGTAGCACGGGATTATTCTCATATAGATTCCGTAGATCCCTTGTCAGTATATCACCAATAGCATTATCGAGGAATTCTGCGGTTAACGCGTCTCCGGCTATTTTCATGATCATGGCAGCACCTTTCAGAATCGGCGACTCTTTCGGGTTCTCGAGAATCGCATTTACGGCCGGATTTCCACCGATCAACCCACCCGTTAGGTTTGTAGTGCGTGCACTAGCTGCATTAAGTGCGAATTGCAAAAAACGACTGGAATTTGCAAGTGTTCGTTCGCTTGATACTGGAATGAAGAGTGAAGATCCATCGTTATCGATCTCCAGAATGACCTTTGCGCTGATCTTGCGTTTGCCCCCGTCTACTATATTTTTAAGTTCACGAATATAGAGCTTACGAACACGGGGGCCGCACTGGAGAAGCGCACCGTCAATATCGTAATTCTGTTCTGTCGAATACAACGCGCGGAACTCCTTGTCGGTTGGTTTGGGACCCGGATCAACAACCCATGCAGGTGTAACAACTGGACGGTGGTTTCCGACACGACCTGCTGCTACATCAACAAACTCGAGAACGACATCCTTTTCCAATGGATCAACCTGAAGGGGTTTGAAGGATACTTTCTTCGAAGGTCTTGAGTAGTCGGCGATGACACGAGTACGAACACGATCTTCGGCATTTGGCATATAACCAGTCGGGGGCTGCCCGGCCGCCTTGTCATTGAGGCGGTCAATGAGGTATTTGAGATTTGGGGCGGCGGCGGAAGGTGATTCAATCCATGATTTATATCCATCTTCAACAGTGCTCCCACGAAACCCCAATGTTGCAGGACCAAATGCACGTGTGATGTTATCGATATTGGTCTTATTGAATGGATATGCCGTAATAACGTCGTTAGTCATTTGTAATCGAGGATTGTCCGTGATCGGGCGCGAAGAAGCTTTGAACATTGGATTATCGGCCATAGCTGCCCGTGCAGGGCCCTTCCCGTCGTGAATTCCATCTATAGCTGAAAACGCTAGATTATATAAGATAGTTACCTGGTCTGTTTGTTTAGCCCCGAGCTGTACGGCCATTACACTTTCCCCACACAACTTTCACACCCGCCACGCGAAAAAGCAATGACCTCACTCGACGACCTTGAGGTGTATCGACTGAGACCGTATCAGCGTCTGTGTTTTGTAGTGTATGTGGTGTTGTATATGGTCTTTGTGTTTCTGGCTCTCAGCTTTGTCAAGTTACTTACGGAGTCTCGGTGAGACCCCGGCACTACCACGCCATGAGGATATCTTCCATCCTGCACTCCGTGTCCATCACAGACGCCACTGCCTTGTTCGCCTGTTCCAGCGCATCTGACTCCACGATCTCATCACCACCCTCGGGCAACCGCGTCTCGTCCACCAGGATGTCGACGAAGCCTGTACCGCACGGTGGCTTCTGACCGAACATGATGTTCGCAGACACGCCGCGCATCGTATCGTACTCGGCCACCACGGCAGCGTCGAACATGGTCTTCGAGGTCTCCTCAAAGGACGACTTGGCCAGGACGCCTGTCTCATTCTTCTTCATTCCGAAGCGATTCACCGGCACGATGCGTCCTGAATAGGTCATGGTGTCGATGAGGACGCTGAGGTGGTGGTAGTTCACCTTCTCTGTGCTGAAGACCTCGTTGAACTCATCCAGCAAACACGTCCGGGCGGCCTCAATACCGAACACATCGTTCACCTCGTGGATGTCGTTCGAGAAGGTGCGAGTACCGTCCAGTCCCGGGAACACCAGGAGATCGTGGAGGTTCGTACCCTCCGTGTCCAGCACGTACTGATCCTTGGTCACGTATCCGCCCACCGTGTCGTCGAACACCTGCTCACTCTTGATCTTGCGGAGGAAGACGCGACCCACGCCATCCACGCCCGTCAGCACCGTGTCCAGGATCTTGTCCTCGAGGAAGCGGAGGTATGTCGGCGTCTTCACCACGGACTGATCAAACACGATGCGCATGATCAGCTTCTTGGCCGACGTGTCTGTCGTCATACACTTCAAGATCTTGAGCTGACTGTTGTTCGACAGCTTGGCCTGAATCTCCGTCAAATCACGAACATTACGCGCATACATCTCCACGTCGTTCAACTCGAGACGCATGATCCACGGCGACCCAGCCTCAGACTCATGCTCGAGACTGAACTGGCGGTACAACTCCAGTGTGTCGCGGTCCTCCTCCATGGACGAGTTCAGAGGGTAGGGATCGTAGTACACGCGCACCGACTTGGTGATGTGGCGCAGCGTCGTCCGCTGAACACGCTTCATCATCGCAATGGCATCGTTGCCCGAAACATCCCCTGCGAAGTATGCTGTGTTGCCCGGACGCTTCGGGTTCGGAGATGCAGACAGCAACTCCTCAATGCGCGGCACTCCTGACGTGGCGTTGGCCTTGGATGTACCTGCAGAGTGGAAGGTGTTGAGTGTCAGCTGCGTCGTCGGCTCACCGATGGACTGTGCGGACAATGCACCCACCATCTCACCCGCGTGAACCTGAGCCTTCGTGTAGCGGTACTCGACGTCGGACATCAGCTCATTGAACAGAGCCTCCGTCAGGCGGTGAACAAGAATCGCCTTCTTCGGTGCGAGGTTGTAGCGAAGCAGCGCGTGGAACACCTTGTTCTGTGGGAACTTGGCTACAAACGCACCGATACTCGCCACCACCTGCTGGGGCGTCAGGTCCGTCTTGGTGGCATACTTGTTAGCGTATCCAGTAATCATACGCTTGAGATTCACCGGAGCCAGAACCTGGTCATTCTTCTTGAAGCGGAAGACATTCCGCACCAGCATCTCACGATCCTCCAGAATCTCGTCAATCATGTCCGGGGCTTCGGCAACCTCGGCAGTCAGGAACGGGTTCACATCTGCGGGACTCATGGCATAGTTGCGGTAGACATCCTCCAATGTCATGGTGCCAAGGTCACAGGTCTGTGCCTCGACGGCGATGGAGTCAATGCCGTCCTCGCCGTAGCTGAACTGCACAATCGAGCCTGTCACGTTGCGAACCGTACCATCGTGCTCCACATGCTGATCCTCCATCGTCTTCATCAAACGACGCTGAATGTACCCAGTGTCTGAGGTCTTAACGGCGGTATCAATCAGACCCTCACGTCCAGCCTGAGCGTGGAAGAAGAACTCTGCTGGAAGAAGACCATTCATGAAGGAGTTCTGAACAAACCCGCGAGACTCCACACCATCATCATACCGTGCGAAGTGTGGCAGGGTGCGATCCTGGAGCGTGTATTGGACACGCTTCCCCTCAATAAGCTGCTGTCCGAGAAGAGCCACCATCTGAGTGATATTCTGGGGACCTCCCTTAGATCCCGAATCGACCATCTGTACAATCGCATTGTCCTTCGGTAGACTCTTGATCACCTCATCGTTGATATTGGCGGCAACGGCCTTCAGCGCGGACGAGATACGATCCTCCAACTCCTCGCCATCGGACATGCCCGAGATGTTCGCAAACATACCACCGTGCACGTCAGACAGGATCTTGGACACGGCCGTACGTCCCTCGTTCAGCTTGTCGGACACGAAGCGCTGAGTCTCCATGTTGGCAATGAGGTCTGCCGTGCCAACCGAGAAGCCAGTGAACAGATTGAACTGCGTGACCACAGACTGGATGTCGTTGATCAGCTGTCCGCATCGCTCGGGATTGAAGTCATTGTAGACCACGTGGATCAAGTTACTACATGCCGACTTCTTCAGGATACCCGAGGTCAGCTGCCCGTTCTCGATGGTGACAGCACCCTTCAGCGAGATCATCGGGAAGGCAGTGGAGATCAGCTCAGCACCCGTCCAGTCACGACCCTTCCGTGCGATCGTATGCTTCAGCCTTGCCAAGATGTTCATGGCGATCACCTCAGGCACCTCGACGCCCGGCTGACTGATACGGAAGATACCGGTCATCGTGTCCTGGAACAGCTGAATGATCGGACTGTTGGTGCGTGGGCTGATGATGTTGCGCAGAAGAGACGCCAGGTAGCGCAGCTCTGTGGCCGACGCGATGCTCTGGGGGACGTGCATGTTCATCTCGTCACCGTCAAAGTCTGCATTGTAGGGACGGGTAGCCGAAACGTTCAGACGGAACGTCGAGTACGGCAGAACGCGGACACGGTGAGACATCATCGAAGCCTTGTGAAGAGAAGGCTGACGGTTGAACAGAACCGCATCACCATCAATGAGGTGGCGGTGGACCACGTCGCCTTCACGCAGGTCGATTGTGTCGGGGCTGACGAATCGGAGATTGACTACGCGGTTGTCTTGCTTGAGGAACACGGACTTGGCACCAGGGTGCTTGTCCGGACCATTGCGGACGTAGCTGATGAGACGGTCGCGGTTGAAGGCATTCACAATCTCAGGGAAGGTCAGGTTCACAGCGATTTCCTCCGGCACACCCAACTCGTCCAGCTCGATGTTTGCGTCAGGTGTAATGACCGAACGAGCCGAGAAGTCCACGCGCTTCCCCATCAGGTTGCCACGAACGCGTCCTGTCTTGGCACCGAAGCGAGACTTCAGGGTACGCAGGGGGCGTCCAGACCGCTGAGCAGCGGGGGCCAATCCCTTGATGTCATTGTCCACGTATGTCGCCACATCATACTGCACCATGGCCGTGTACTTGTCGATCATCTCCTCCGACTCACCCTTGTCGATCTTGTCGCGCAGCCGTTGATTGTTGCGGAGAACATCAATAAGCTTGTGCGTCAGATCGTCCTCCATGCGCTGGTTATCGTCCATCACAACCGAGGGGCGAACCGTCAGTGGAGGCACAGCGAGAACCGTGCAGATCATCCACTCGGGACGAGAGAACGTGTGGTTGAACCCTAGCTGGTCACATGTCTCGTTTGTCATGCGCTGGAAGGCACGAAGGATCAGCTCCACCTGAATCGGGACAGGGGGCGGGGGCTCGTCGGCGTCGCTGATCGGGAATCCCTCGAGGGTCGCAGCCTTTCCAGCCACACGGGCGATCTTGCGAAAGAAGGGCGTATGGCATGTGCTGCAGTCCGTTGGCTTATCGATACCCTGCCCACGCACCTTCGCTACAATCTCACGGGCCTCCTTGAAGCGATCAACGCCCTTCGAAGTGATCTTAGCGATCTGTGTAACTGCGTCAGCCAGGATGATGTTCGAGCAATTCAGGCAGATGATGTTGCTCAGCTTCTCAATCCAGTCGAAGAACTGGTAGAGGTACACTGGTCTGGCCAGAGTGATGTGACCAAAGTGACCCGGACAGAACTGGTTGGTGTGTTTGCAGGTCGGACAGACCTTGCCATTCTCAATGACACCGAAGCGCGAGTCGAAGACGCCGTTTGGAACAGGTTGGCCAGACTGATAGGTCTTGTCGGTGGTAACCTCCACGACACTCCGCTTGAGGATGTCGTCGGGGTCTGCGATGCCGAACTGAACTCCGGTGATTGTGTCGCCCATTTTACCTCTTATACTGTTCTGTGTAAAGTATTCGTTTTAGGCAAGAAAGCGAGTGTGGCGTTCCAGAATGCATCTTCATGAACGATCTGTTCAACCATCTTAGGGTCGTGCTGACGCAGAGATGCAACGAAGGCCTCGTATTCAGGCCCCAGATGCTGGATGAACTTCCCCGTGTCGCGGACACGCTTGGTGCGAACATATCGCAGAATATCGCGACAAATCACCTCGACCTCGTAAGCATTGGGAGCTGAGTCCTTCAAGTCACGCACGGCTGTTACCCACTCATCCATTATCTAAAGACGTTAAACTTTGGTGGCGCATCAATCGTACCATTCACATTGACGTTCAGTGGTAACAACTGAAAATTGTACCACCAAGTACCCGTGGCATTGCACGTTGTAAAGTACTGTGATTTGTACGAACACGGGTTTCCACCCACTGTTCCGGTGAACTCGTTGAGACCTATGAAATTCGACAGAGCAACTCCTGTATTATATGAATACAGGCCTGACAGCACTGCGACGTTCACATTCACGGACTGAGTTGATCCGGATACTTGTGTCAGATCGAACGATGATCCGAGTATACCCGTGGTACCCGTGGGCCCAGCTATCTGCCACCCGGTCGTTCCAGTATTTCCAGTAAACCCTCTAGGACCCATGGGTCCAACAAAACCAGTTGGACCCGTAAGTCCTGTTGTACCGGTGGGACCGCTTGTTCCAAGTGAACCTGTGAGTCCTGATGGTCCAGTAAATCCGGTCGGCCCCGTGCCACCAGTAGGTCCGTACGGTCCAAAGACAAAGGGCAGTACGGTCTTAGCCACAGGAGCGTAGGTTTGTGATCCAACCGCTGTCTGTGTCCACGTAAGTCCGTTCTGGCTGAAGTAAAGATTGGTATCACGTCCCGACGCGACCCATGTTGCCCCTGTCCAGGTAACGCTATACCCACCCGAAGGCGTCGATCCCGTGCCCGGGATGAAAGCCGAGAGTCCCACGGGAAGAAGGACTAAACTGGATGTACCGGTACATGCGATCAGCCATGACGTTCCATTCCAGCCGATTGAGTTTATAGTTCCGTAGGGGAAGGATACAGCTCTCCACGTCACAGCAAGTGGATCCGTACTCCAATACAGTGTCGACCCGGCGCCCACGAGCCACGAGAGTCCGTTCCACGCAACTGCTGCTCCACTAGTTGAAACGACTGGAGTTAACGACCACGATCCTCCGTCCGTTGTCGTGAAAATACCACTAGAACCCACTCCTACCCAACGTGATCCATTCCAGGCGACAGCACTCAGGTTTGGCTGACTTGAAACCAGAGTCCAACTTATACCATTCGAAGATGTGTAGAGTGAGCTACCACCCGTACCCACAGCGACCCACTTTCCACCGCCCCATGCGACACACGACAATGCGGTGGTGGTGCCTGAAACTGCCAGAGTCCACGTTTGCCCGTCATACGAGTACGCAATTGTGTTATTTCCAGCTGCAACCCACATGAAACCGTTCCATGCGGCTGCAGAAGACGCCGACACCGCACTACTCGTAGACGCGGAACCAAGTACGCCACCTGCGACGAGTGTAGTGATGTAGTAACTAGCAACTGTTGCAGAAACGAACCCCGTGTTTCCCGTAAAGCCCGTAAAGCCAGTCGTCCCGGTTGGACCCGAGCGTCCATAGGGTCCAGGTATACCCGTGGGACCTGTATGTCCAGTGAACCCTGTAGCCCCAGTTGGACCTGTTCGACCTGTATACCCCGTGCGCCCACTATATCCAGTATATCCCGTGCTTCCCGTGTTTCCCGTGTTTCCCTGTTGTCCAAGACCCGGGAATCCAGTGGGCCCGGTTCGCCCAGTATAGCCCGTGATTCCGATCGTATTCCACAATACAGTGGCGTCGAAAGGACCCCGGGGTCCAACAACTGCCGTCGGTCCGGTGGGTCCGGTGTTCGCTCCAGATTGTCCCTTTTGTCCTTGGGGTCCTCGTTCGCCTACTATGCCGTTAGCACCCGTGATACCTGTTGTACCCGTGGGTCCGGTTTGGAAACTCGATCCAGTGGGCCCGGTAATTCCTATCGCTCCTGTCAATCCAATCCACCCAGTTGGCATGGTGTTTCCAGTCGGACCGGTTGAACTACGTCCAGTGAATCCAGTGGTTCCGGTCGGACCCGTTCCTGAGTATCCAGGGGATCCGGTGGTTCCTGTGCCCCCTGTGGTCGTATAGAGACCAGTGGATCCGGTTCGCCCAAACGCCCCCCTGGTTCCAGTCGGGCCCGTATATCCAGTCGTTCCGGTTGTACCCGAAGGACCCGAAGGTCCCGTGACTCCAAGAACACCGGTCGGACTTAGTCCAGTCGGACCCGTATATCCAGTTGTTCCAGTCACACCCGATTGACCAAAAGGTCCAGTGTACCCTGTTGCGCCCATTGGTGTGTTTTGTCCAGTAGGACCTGTGGGGCCAGTAGGACCTGTTAACGTCGTTGTGTTTCCTACTGGACCGGTTGCCCCCCGTGGACCTGGTACCTGTCGGACACTAGCCGGAAGTGGAATAATGTATGGGTTTACCCCCGGAGGAGGGGCGCTATAGGACATTACTTACTGATAGTAATAAAACACTGTAAATGTTGCAGCACCAACACCCGCTGTTCCAAATAGATTAGCATTGAGGTACCACGTTGATCCACTGTTTGACCATGTAAGACTCACTAAATTCAGATACTGAGCTGTGGCACCCCCGATTGACCATCCTTGCGTAATGATATAGGAGGTGTTTGTGATACCTGTATTGCACAACACGATGTTCGCCCCCGATACGAAGTTACTTGAGCTTGTGACACCAACGGATGAAACCGTACTCGGTGCACCGGGTGGCCCAATAAACTTACTGGGACCAGTGGGACCCGTCCAGCCTGTCGTTCCAGTTCGCCCGGAAGGACCCTGCGGTCCCTGGACACCCTGATACCCTGTGTATCCGGTGGGTCCCGTCGACCCTAGACCCCCTACCAAACCAACCCATCCTTGATATCCGGTGTATCCAGTGGGTCCCGTTGGACCAGTTGGGCCAGATACCCCAGTAGTTCCCACCACACCTGTCTGACCCGTCGGCCCTGTTGGTCCGGTTGGTCCGGTGGCACCGGTTGGTCCGGTGTTTCCCGAGAACCCAGTGTATCCGGAAGGACCTGTCGGCCCCGTGGGCCCAGTTGGTCCCGTGGGCCCAGTTGGTCCCGTGGGCCCAGTTGGTCCGGTGTTTCCTGTGACTCCAGTATTTCCAGTGAATCCAGTGAACCCAGTATTACCGCTCCATCCCTGGGAACCAAGTATACCCGTTGGACCCGTTGGACCCGTTGGACCTGTTGTTCCGGTTGCGAAGGATCCAGTTGGTCCCGTGGGTCCAGTGTTTGGGCCCGTATATCCCGTTGAACCACGGTCGCCTATCTGTCCAGGTGGTCCATAAGGTCCCGTTGCGCCTGTTGGTCCCGTCGGTCCGGTAGGTCCCGTAGTCCCTGTAAATCCAGTAAAGGAGGATCCCGTTGGACCCGTTGATCCTGTTGTCCCTGTTGGGCCTGTCGATCCCGTAGGTCCAGTATTTCCTGTTGACCCAGTCGGACCCGTGGGTCCCGTGTTACCAGTAGCGCCTGTAAAGCCAGTGAAACCAGTAGGTCCTGTGGGTCCTGTGGGTCCGGTATTCGCTGCGGTTCCGGGTAAACCGGTATATCCTGTGGGTCCTGTGGGTCCTGTGGGTCCTGTGGGTCCTGTGGGTCCTGTGTTTCCCGTGAAGGATGGACCCGTTGGTCCTGTTGTTCCCGTTGGGCCAGTAGTTCCCGACGGACCCGTGACTCCGGTATTTCCAGTGAACCCAGTGTACCCAGACTGTCCAGTAAATCCAGTAGGACCGGTGTTAAATGCAGTACCCCCAAGACCCGCCCAGCCTGTCCAACCTGTCGGACCTGTTGGACCTGGGGGGCCTTGAAACCCTTGTGGTCCCTGTGGTCCCTGTGCAATGTTCGGAGCACATGTAATCAGACCCTTACCCGGAACATACGTCGATAACGCCATCCCTATTATTGTAACCGAAATGTAAAAAGATTGTGAGGTTGTTCGCATACCTCTTCAGATGTCATCCACATTGACCTCCTCCTTGTCTTCGGCAAACTCAATGCCGTCTGTCGGTTCCTCTTCGGTCGTTCCCGTCTTGAGGAAGAGACGCGGATCTGCGTCCGTCACGATTGACTTGTATCGTGCGACCTGAGCCGGTGTGAACACCGACATGATCCGATAGGGAGCCATGCCACCCAGCCCTGTCTCTTCAAATAGAACCAGGCTACCGACATCCACCCAGACGTCCTTCTTGCCGCGACCCCGCATCCCCCCGCGAATCGGTGCCTGAATCAGCTTGTCGACGTCGCGTTCCTTGCCACCAATCGTCTCCTTCACCGTGTAGAAGATCTCCATACGCCCGTCACCCAGTCGCCGCATCACGCGACCGACGAAGGCACCGTCTAGCTTGACGCCCTCGGGATTGTCCATGAGGTCATCGAGCATCTTGTCGCCGATCTTGTTGTTCTGCTTGGTCTTGTTGGACTCGGAGTTACGTTGAGAGCGGTGGCCGGAGCCTCCAGTCATGTTGCGAGGCATCTTGTCAGTTGGGGACTTTATATCCGTTGGTTGACAGGTCATCCGTTTTCCGAAAACGGATTCCGTGGGGTCACGGGTAGACTCAAAGCCCCCGGCCAAAATGCAGTCTACTATCAACTTCGCCCTCAAGAATGCCTTCAAGCAACTCGACCTTCCCTCCACCCTGTGCGATCAGACGATCGCCTACCTGTGGCGCCCAGTGACGCCGCCGGTTTCGGTCGCCACCACCCTCAACATCGAGAAGCTCAACCGCCAACAGGCCCAGCGGTTGGAGCAGATGCTGCCTGATGACGACGAGCGCCAACTCCACAAGTCCTTCCTTGCCCACGTCAACCGCATGCCGCCCGAGTATTTCAAGACCCTCTCGCTCTTCGAGCACATGGAAGACTTTGTGAACCCAAAGCCTTCAAACGCCGCCGTGGCCGCCGCGGAGGAGGATGAGGATGAGGATCTGGTGGAAGTGACCTACCACCTCCGAGCCTACGATGTTGGCATCAAAACTGGTCGCGTGTATGAGCTGCGCAAGGGCGTCCACGTGTTCGTAGGCGTACTTGGCTTGAACGAGTTCTCGGACATGCTCATGCCTGATCTGGATTAAACACACTTCACTCAATTAATTATTCTTTTTACCGACTGTGTCACTTCACAGCAAATCTCAGGTGCAGTCGTCACTACCGGTGGCCGCTCAAGCAAAAAGGGTCCGACCTCAAAGGGTGTCGCGTGATTGTTAATCGATGAAGTGGCCGCATCTGCTGTCACCTTTTCGCGTAGAAAGGATGTATATCCAGCCGGACTCGTAATACGAGGTGTGATCGGTGCCCGTTGTACAATGAATGTAACTGTCTGGGTCGTCGATCCCGATGTAGACTGTGCGTAGACGGTGACTGTGAATGTTCCCAGTTTTACACTCAGCCCTGAGATTGTCGCACTGTTCCACGACATTCCCGGTGGCAGGGTCGAACCCAAGAAATATGACGGAGACTGTGAAGCAGAAAACACGATCGGGGGTATGGGTATGTACTGGTAAATCGAGTAGGTTGTAGGTATGGACGTAAAGACAGGCCCAGATGGAGTCGTGCCCGCATATACAGTTACTTGTGGAGATCCAACCAACGTATAAATAGGCGTTGGAAACGTGTACAACGCAGACGCACCCGGAACCGAAACAGTCATTGTTTTCCACGTCGAGATCGTAGACATTGTCGATGAAAGCGCGTCATGGTAATACAGTGTAAACACGCCGCTCGTTGTCGAGAAAAAGCACCAGTAGGTTCCGTCAAACTGGAGTGGACCTAACTGAGCACCTAATCCAGTAAACGGAATGTATGTCCATGCTTTTCCATCTGCTGACCACGCTACACCGCTTGGACCGAGCGCCATCCATGTATCGACTCCAGATCCACCGTAGACAACGTCGGTCACGGTTGTCAACGTCGCTGTCCCCGAGGTGGTCACCGACGACCATGTAATACCATCTGTCGAATATTGAAGACCGATGCCACTCGCGAGAGTACCCCCGGCAACAGCCCTGGTTGAACTTGCCGAAATGCTATAGACAGTTGTCAAGGTAGATGATGTATTGCTAAACACAAAGTATGGGTTTGGAATCCCGGTCATCGTCGAATAAACGAGGGCGTTGTTCCCAGCATTTGCGGCACCGCCTAACAACAGATATCCGTTAAATCCTCCGAGGACATACCCGGAAATTGCATCACCTACACCCGAAGCTTGGTTAGGTGCTTTAGAATTGGGCCCCCCGCTGCGCGACACCCACACAGATTCCGGAGACGATGAGAAGAGCAGTCTATTGTCTGCTGTATATGCAATCCACGATGAAAAGGACAGCCATGAGTAGTAGATACAGTACATAATCGTAGCCCCACTCGTTAAACCAGCTACGTTGGTAAACGCAGGTAGGGTACTCGATGTAATCGCCCCTGCCGTACCATCTGCAATCATAAGAGTTCCTGACCAGCTCGCCAACGAAGATGTCGTGTTGGAAATAATCTGGAAGCTATGCGGTCCCGGTAGAGGAGTTGAGGTGTTCGTGTAGATGGATGTGAAATTACTCATCGTGCCATTGTCACAGTAGACGGAGTACCCACTACTAGATCCGGCTCCGAGAATGAAACGATTGATGATTTGTGGGTTTGCATTTGACAGCCCGATAACGGCTGGGATCGAATTCGGATTGAACGAGCCATAGACCGCAGAGGACGACGGAAGCACGATTCCCGGGTATACACACAAACCAAGCGTCCCCGAGATGGATGACGGTGTCACAACGAGACCATATGGATAGGTGAACGTCGCCATTGTACCTGTGGGAGTCACGCCACTCGATGTCTGTGCGGTGAGTGGGATCGAAACGGGTGACCCAGGGGTAAGTGTAGTCGTCAGAGGAGATGAAGCTAATTGAGCAGTGTCGGATGCGATCGTGTACGTATAGCCACTCGAAACCGGAAACGTTGAATAGTTACCCCCCGTCGTACCGTAGAGACCAGTAAAGGTTTGTGGAGTGGTCGTCGGTGTGGTAGGGGTACCATACAATAGACCCCCAGGCGAGACAACTAACCCAAGGGGGATGCCCGATGTTCCATAGTAGTAGGCGACCGGTAGTCCACTCACAGGTGTCCCTGAAAACTGAATCGGGGTAATCGCAACATTCTGTGAGAATGCAAACGGCGATGTGGTTGTAGTGGTGATCGTACACGAGTCAGCCAAGAACGAGTATGGGATGGTAGCCGATCCTGATCCACCATCAATTGAATTCAATGTTACAGTTACCACACCTGCCGCTGCTGCAATCGCGGTGCCTATGATTGTCGCTGTAAGACTTGGGTAATTCCACACAGATACGAACCCAGCCGGAAGTCCCGTGATCGTGACACCATTCACCGCGATCCAATTCGTGGTCGTATACGCCGCAGAGGAAAAGGTAAGAGTCATCGTGGGTGGCGTCTGTCCAAGATAATACCCCGACAACGAAGAAGGTGACGCTGTAATCGTGATAGGTACCGGGATGACTGTGATCGGTACGTTCGATGTCACAGACGTGAGACCCGCGGATGCGATCGTAACCGGAAACGCCGGAGAGGACACAGACGTCGTCCCGGTCAGCAGACCGTTTGATGTCAGCGTAAACCCCGCCGGAACACTCGTTGAGCTGAAGGTGACGATAGCGTTCGAGGGGAAGACACTTGCCGATAACTGATTTGAACTCGCCACATTCGAATATACACTGAGCGTGGGTGGAGTGAATTTGATGATAGATGCATAGTTGAACGTCAGGGTGACCGTGGCGCTAAGAGAACTGAGGCCGAATGCTGCCGCCGTGATGGTAGAGACATACGAGGTCACCGCGGTCGTCGTCGGGGTTCCAACCAGTACCCCGTTCGTGAAGCTGATCCCTGGAGGGAAATTATTCGATGTGAACGTGGTACTGATCACACTCACCGGAGTCAACACAGTGAACGTCGGAGGAGATGTCAGAGATGTACCGATAGTTAGAAGGATAGGCGATGTAAGTGTAAAGGCTGATCCCGAGTTCGTCATTGCAGCGGACGACGTGATCCACATACGCTCCTTCGAAACTTGAATAGCAAACAGTGTTGTTGCGACATATCCGTTTGAGGAGTTCGAGCCCACGACGTAGTAGTTGCTACTCGCCGAGATAATCCCGGGAGTACCCCCCAATGTGAATGTAGATGTAGATACAGCGTTAACCGGTCCAGTCAGCGTCAACGTCGACGATGGTAAAGTCGGGACCGTGTAGATGTTGCACAACAGTGTCTGTGCCTGAAAAGCCACGCTCGCTGAACCAAATCCCAAAATGGACAATGTGTTCGAGATCGGCTCGTTCTGATACAAGATGATCCCCTGAACAGCAGGTGTGATGATGAATCGTCCTGCGTTGATGAACAGGGTATAGGTGACCGCTGTACCGGCCGTCGATGTGATGGTCAACGTCTCACCGCCAGACGAACCCGTTGTAAGGAACCCTGTAGCGGATGCGAAGACAACCGACGTCGTAGTCGAACCGGTACAATAGGACACAAGCGTCCCCGAGACTGTCAGCGCCGCCGTACCCGTGAGCGTGAAGCTGAAAGGCTCGTATTTATAAAACGTTGCATTGTTGGTTAGGGTGGCTGGGTATGTGCCGCCCGTATTGGGCCCGACCGTAAACGACATGCCCCTCTTACTTACCCTTCACTAACTTCTTTCGTTTAGGCTTCGGAGCAGCCACCGGCTCACTCGGGGGCGGCGGAGGAGGAGGCGCCGTCAGTTCTGTAAATTTCTGCTGGGCCGTCTCCGTCGGAAGGTCCCGATAGACCATGTCGAGTTTCAATCTCAAAAGGTTGGAGTTGTCCTGCATACTCTTCACTGCGAACGTTTCGTGTAGCTGAGTACCAAACCGTAGGTTCAAAGGGTATGCGTTTTTCTTGTGGTGCGTCCTTGGTCAGTTCATACTGTACACGGAGGAACCATGCAAACCCACCCAGTACCACGACCAATACAACTAGACTGAAGACGAGGGACGTTGACTGAACAAGCTCGGAACGACGAGCGAGGAGGACGGATTCGACTCGGCCGATATCTGCAAGAGTTTGCATTGTTCACCGGGAGGAATCCAAACAACGCGAAGAAACGACAGGGCAGACCGTACCCAGAAATCAGCAACACATCGACAGACGCGAATCCGTTGGGGATGCACGGCGACCGAACGAATGACATCATGAATCTCACGGCGAGACGACTGTCCTAGGCAGACGTCTTGAGTTGTAGTGTATCGAAGAAGGGACGAATCCATTACGCTGAAGACTGTAGACTCTGTGTATACGGATTACTCTTGAATGCATCGAGCAGACCGGGGACTGCGACGCGATCCAGCTGCACATTCTGTCCAACCGGCTCGGAGTACTTGACGGATCCACGCAGCGCCGCTGTCGGGGTCTGTCCACCACGTCCGAAGAGCGGCACCTCGAAGCTGCGGTAGTTGACGTGAGTCGACTCGTCGCGATGTGTCATTGCACTGTAGGCTTCAGGACCCGCATTGACCGACTGCATTCCCACCACAGGTCCACCTGGAGCCGGGCGTCCCTCGGTAGTCAGCTTCATGAACTGTTGGAACGGCTCTGTGAAGGAGCGGATATACGACTCGTTGTTACGCACACCCTTACCGATCGGACCCATGAACTGCGTGGATGTCTCGACGCGATTCTGATCCTTCATCACGAAATCAGGGTAGATCGCCGACGCCTTCTCCCGACCAATTGTAGTGTTCAAGTGCGGCAGCGAACCATCCTCGCCCTGCAGGACCTGAAAGCGATCAGGCTTGTTCTTCTTGACAGGCGCCTGGAGACCCGGCTGGAGACCGTAGCGCTGCTTACCCGGTGTCGGGCTGGACGTGTAGGTGAGCTTCGGCTTGGTGGTGATACGACGCTCGTCTGTGGTCTTCGGAAGCTGGAACTCGCGTGACTCAATACCCTGGTTGAGACCGCCAGATGGCAGGTTCGTGTAGCCGTCATTCACACCCGGACCCACGTGAACACGCTCAATTGGAGCCACATTCTTCATTGCGAGACTCGTCACCTGGCGCGATTGCTCGAAATCCGTCTCGATCTGAGCCTTCCAGGGGTTACCACGTCCCGCCTCCGGCTCGAAGAAAGCCGCCGCCTCCTCCTTACGGAAGAAGGTGTTCTTGCCCATACCTGTGTACTTGTCGAGAATACTCTCATGTCCATCCGAGTAGGCTGTCTGGGTGCGGTTGGCACCGAAGAACGGGACCATATTGTTGTGTCCGGTCGCAGCTTGGACAACTGCCATTTCCATATCGTTGAGTGGAGTGTAGAGTTCCTTACCCACTGCTTCGTCCGAAACAGCTTCGCCCTTGCGACGACGGGGTACAGCCATCGCATATCCAAGCGCTGCGAGTCCCATAAGTAGGACAACGTCCATTTACGTATTTCCGGGGACTTTATTTGGATCCGTGTTCACGATCTTGTCCTGGCGACCCGACGTAAAGGCTTCAAATGGACGGATGGCGTGGGCTTGAGGGCGATACAAGAGCCATTCAAACCGATTGACCCCCTGTCCCGACGTAGGGACTACAGTCATCTGCTGTTGAGCACCGGTCCTTGAAAACTGTGTAAGCGTAGGCCGAATCGAGTCCATTGTTTTCTTCCTAAGAAACAATTGGATGTCTGCAGAGCCAACGGATTGGTCTGATATAGTGACGCTTCTGTTTCCACCAGATATATGGACGCCGATCAGTGAGTTCCTCTCGACGAGTTTCTCCGTGGCCTTTGCATTTGGAACAATCCTGCTCTTTGCCTACATGGGGCTGCTCTACGCAGACACAACGAAGGACATTCCCGGTGCTTGGAATCCTTGGGTGATCTTTTGGATTGTCGTCATTCTCCTCTTGATATTTCTGTTGATCGCATGGTCAATGTCTCCACTGAAGCTCTTCGGGGTTGAAGTCTTGACAACTGCTCCGAATACATGCGTGGGGATCAATGGGTCATCGGAAGGTGGACTGTGTTACCAGAACTGCAAACCCGGCTATCATGGCTACGGTGTGCGCTGCTATGCCGATACATTTGGAATCGGTGCAGGAACTGTGATCGGGTTGGAGCCGTGTCCCGACGACGATGACGATGGAACGAAGTGGGTGAACGTGGGGCTGACGTGTACTCGTTGGAAGAGCAAATGCCAACGGTGGGGGACGGATCTCATCGGTCACTGGTGGACCGGGTGTCTGCAAACAGTTGGGCGCCTGGATCACGGTGGCATCTGCCCGGGCCCCCAAGATTTTGGAAACTACGATAATGAGATTAAGGACTGGCAAAAGGCGAATGCGAAGGCGGATCCCGTAACGGATCCACTCACCCATCAAATGGAAACAGCCGCAGAGGCATCTGCTGCGAACCACAAGACCTGTGCGGATATCGAAAAGGTTGGCACCGACAAGCACACCGAGAGGATCGACGGAATGTGCTACAAGAAATGCCCCGCAGATTACCCGGAACACGTACCGGGTATGCCGTACCTATGCTACAAGGGTGGTGATCTGTCCTATGACCGCGGTGGTGGTTTGGTGCCTCCTGCGTTCCGGATCCTCGGGAAGTATCCGCTTAATTTGCCTCCTCACGCATCCGTCGATAATACGCCGAGTTAGGATCACCAACCGTCGCGGTGTAGGGAACCGTTGTAACCGTTGTTAGGACCATTGATCCATATCCAAGGATCGTTGTTCTTGTTGAACATGAATCCAATAAACCCACCCGGCCTATCACCCTCGGCCTTAAAGAGGGTTCCGCGGTTGGTGCCATCATTGTAACTCACGACCGCGGGATGATACTGTGGACCCTGAACAGACGGAGCCTCGGCGATCGAGTCTTTCTTACTTGCCGCAGCCGCTGCCGCAGTGTTCGCCTGGTCGGCTTTTGTACTCACCGCTCCGAGCTGATCAGATGTCACGGCGGCACTGGCGGCCGTCTTGGCCGCATCGGCGTTGTTCTTCGCTGTATTCGCAGTGGTCTCGGCGGCGGTTATACGAGCTGTTGCGGCCGAGTCCAGAAGACCAGCCGGTCCTGTAGGTCCAGACGGACCCGTATCACCCTTCCCTCCGGCAGCACCTGCAGTTCCCGTAGGTCCCATGCCTCCAGCCGGTCCAGGCACAGTACTCGGAGTTCCGGTGGGTCCGGCGGGTCCGGCGGGTCCAGCATCACCCTGAACACCACGCAGACCGTACGGAGACCCGAGCGGAAGTCCTGCATTTGCAATGGTTTCGCCGGGCATCACTTCGTAATCAGGAACCCCGGGCATGGAAAAATGTTCCTTCGCTAAACTGCCCAATAACTGCTGACCGGGTCCTGCAACAGATCCCGACCATGTCGTACGAGAATACGGGTCAAGTGTGAATGACTTCATGACCGCCCTGAACTGTGCAACCGCGCTGTTGAATGCAGACGGGTCAGTTCCAGGCAGGGGAGTGGGCAGACTCACGCTGCCCTGGGGCTTGATACCGAAGCAGTTGACACCGAACTTGGAGGACGGGTTAAAGTATCCGCCGTTCACGCCTGGGCGGCCACAGGCTGTGCGCTTCCCCTGATCGGCCTCGCGCTGGAGGGCATCCCATGTACCCTTTTGCGTAGGGTAGAGAGCCATGCCACCCGCAGACCAACCATATCCACACCACTCGGCACCGTGATTGTAGGCCTCAAGGATCTGCTCGAGCGTCGCTAACTGGGAGTCGTAAGCAGCACAGACAGCGGCGGCATCGTCGTATGTGAACTTGTTATCCGAGACGTGGAACACCTCGCTGCCCACTAGGTTCAGACTCGTAGTTGCAGCTTTGGCGACAGGCTGACTTACTGTGGAGACCGGCAACATGGACGAACTAATGAATCCGTATGTGTAGAGTACGAACGTGAAGATCGCCATCAGGACCCAGAGAACGCCAACCGCGATAACGGAACCAGTTGTGATCAGAACGAAAAATGTAAGAATTAGCACCGCCGCGATCAGTCCCGGTACAACCATCGAGACCGGCTCTGTTGTAGAGGTAGTGTCGGGTTTTGTTGTTGCTGAGGGAACCGTGCTCTGGTTCCATTGTTGTATGCTCAGAGGCCAAGTCCAGTCTCCCATCCTTGCTTATTCATTGATACGATAATAGAAGAGAAGACGCATGTTGTCGGACAACGGGAAGTGTTGGGGTCCACGAACGCGAATAGACTGGTCATCGTACTCGATCCAGTCCTTTCCCGGCGGCATATCGCGACCGTAGGTCCACCAGTGGCCGCCGTTAAAGCAGACCACGGCGAGGAGGGCGTACTTTTGTCCGTTCATGACAAGCTGAGTCGAGTACGAGACTGACGTGTTCAGCGAGGTTACGTGGAACACGAAGATCTGCGGAAACGACGACATTAGAAGCTGCTTGGTGCAGCCCTTCTTCTTGCACTCCTCGCATGTCCAGTCAGGAATCGCAACGGGAGTTACAGACTGAATGACGCAGTCAGACAGAGACTGCTTACGAGCCATGGGGGACACGGAGAACTCGATCATCGAGTCTGTGCGAACATCCCTGTACGGACATGAGTTGCACTTGACCACGTTACCGACCTTGAAGCGACAGAGCTTGTCTAGAAAGGGCAGCTTGTCACACAGGTACTCGAACAGCTCATGCGAGTCACCAATGCCTTCACCGGCAGGCATAACAGCAGTGCGGACACAGTCGTAGAAGGCCTTCAGGCCCTCATCGCCCTTGCTGCACCAGATTTCTTGAAGGGATGCGTCGATGGGTGTATCCAGAGCCGCTTCTGCAGTGTAGCGTGTCTGGACATCAGGGATACGGAAGATAGCTTGAAGAGTTGCATTGACCCAGCAGGAGCCACGCTGATTACGAAGTCCGAAGGAGGTCGACATCTTAATTCTGGAACGCAGAGAAATCTGTTAAGAATGGAACGGGATCCGTTTTCAGTGATTGGTTGGCGATGGACTCTGTGTTGGCCTGGATGTACATGGATCCAAAAATATCTTGATCACCGGGTACGCGGGAGGTTACAGCAAACCGATTCGAAGGGTCCGATCCTGTTGTACGATAATCGGGCATCGCGCTCGTATTTTGGCTATTCGTTTGTGCGCCCCCCCGTCCCATTCCCTTTGATGTATCTCCTACACCGGGGCCATATAATGCCGGTTGCGATGATGAAGTCGTTGACCCGGAAAACATCGACACACCCATGCCCCCCGACGAGGGACCATTGACTGGCAATGTGGCTCCAGTAGGCGCTTCCTGTGGCGCACCCATCTGCGATCCAGACCCAGGCCACAAATCATAGGGATCGAGACGTGCCTGTGTGGGAGGAGGATGGGGGTAGGAGCTGCCTGTAAGAGCGGCGGCGGCATTCATACCTGTTCCTTGCCCTGTACCCGCCGTCCCTGAGAAGGGGCCGTTGGCTCCAAAGACTGTACCGCTCGTCGGACGAGTGGCCCCAAAGTCTGTGTTCCCGGATCGCTCGTCAATCGCAGTCGGGAGTGTACCATTGTCGGCATCCTGAACGCCTTCCAAGTCCAGCTGATGGGCATATCCGGAGGTTTGTGCATACGCTGCCGACCTCTCCATCGCGGACCCATCTGACCAACCATAGGGGGTATTGTACCGATCCTGGAGTGCGGCACTTGCACTCGAGCCCGGTGCTACATCATTGACCAATCGCCTGTCATGTGTTCCGGTGTTCGCGGGTCCGTGTGCCTGTGTGACAAAGTACGCAACGAGCAACGCCTTGACATCATCCTTATGCGCGATCAGAAATGGCGTCATAGAATAGGTTCTCAAGAACGTGTCCACATCCGTTGAGGTGAGTGGGGTATTCGAGGTCTGGTATACGTTGCTATAGAACGATGTCATGACGTTGTTAATGTCGCCACTCAAGAGTGACATCATGCCGTCTGGGGTCGTCGGATCCACTGGACATTGCTTCGTTATATCCCTCGATGCGCCTGATCCACAATCGCAACGTCCGCCGTCTGTACAGTGTGTCTTGGGTTTCGTGTCTTGCAGGGCTTTGAGTAAAGTCCGAGGCATGAGACCGATCACATGCTCGGCCGACGATCCCAGTGCGGGATTCCTGACATCCGGACCGTCGAGATTATAGACACCTTTGATATTGGCAGTGTCTAGGAATCCTTCACGACGAGTGAAAATGTACAATAGAAAGAGACCTAGTAGGCCAAACAGAATCCACTTCTTCATTGTGTCTACATGATATTTTCGGCACACGGGCAGACAGATGCCGGTCGAGGACCTTTCCACAACATGGTTCCGTCGTCCCATTCTCCTGGCTTGTTCGGCTGTGTCTGCGGGGGTGGGGCATAGTTACCCTCTGAGAAGACTGTTGATGAACTGGGGTTGGCGCCAGTGTATCCACCCTCTTCTCGGGTTCGCAGTTCATCTCGTCCCATTCTGGGTGCGAGGTTGGCATCTGATGGCTTAAACTTCTGACTCGCATCTTCGTTCTGTGCAGCTGTGCCCGAAGACTCGATATGAAACCCGGCCATAAGAATCCGCTTCACAGACGGAACATCGACACCGGCAACTGTACCTGCAGACGAGGCCAGAAAGGTGTCGACTTTCGCTTCTGTTGGCTTTTCGGGAGACGGTTTGTACACCCCATCGTAGAAGGCCTGAAGAACCGTGATGTAATCCCTATTATTTGCACCCGTGGGTGCAAGAGCGGTTACCTTATTATCCCATGCTGCACATAGGGGGTCACACGGAATGTTGCTCGTCTGAATTCCCATGTCTGCAGGTGAGGGGCAGAAACAGGGTTTTGTCACGGTATATTCTGTGTCTGTGAAGTGCTCGGTGTTTAGAATCACATAGACCAGGAACAGAACGAGTCCCGCGGCGGCGAGTGCAACCCACCTCATTGTATTGAGCAAACATCGTTTGTCGGCACAGGAGGGGGCAGTGGTACCACAGACTGCTGCGGCTTCCGTTCACGTGACGCTGCGGGTTGTGCCGAGTCTTCAAGAAACAGCCCCTGCTTCACGGCCTCGTCCGATGCTTTCACACCTTCCCATTGATCGGACGTCGCGTCGAACCTCGCCTGTGTTTCGGCATCACGAGGCTTGAACTCGAGGAACCCCGTCGGCGTTGTGTTCTTCCCTGCGTTTGACTCGACATAGGGTGCCGGACGAACAGGAGGACATCCCAGTGCCTGTTGATAGTCCTGGAACTGCGAGATGCTCTGGAACTTCTTCATATCCCCTGAAGTGCGGGAGATTCCGATCCACGTCTGTTTGTCAACCGATTGGTTCAGCTCATCGAGACACGCCATTTTCTAGGTGTTGATATAAATATGAAGGGAGGAGAATTCCCGGAAGGAGACACTCGGTCGCGTGGAAAACTACTACCAGACCGAGGGTTCGGAGGCGGTGTCGAAAAGACCCTCAAGCGTCGCCCCCTGCTGGTCTTGTTCTACATGAACGGCTGCTCCCATTGCGAGGCCAACAAGCCAATGTGGGACGAGTTCAAGAAGAAGCACATTCACATCCCCGTAGAAGAGATTGAGTCGGCGAATGTACCTCGGAGTGAGCGTGTGACTGGGTTTCCTACGATGAAGTTTAAACCGAAGCGTGGTCGGGAGCGTGTGATCTCAGGTCAGCAGGAATCAGCGGGTGAGATCGAGAGGAAGCTCGGACTGGTTCACAGTCTCACCCGGCGTCGTTCCCGACGGCTGAGTCGTCGTGTCAGTCGTCGGCGTTTCTGACATTGATCCCTTTGCAACTACATAGCCCTCGTTGAGGATCTTCCCTGAAGCAGCACCCTTGCCGAGGAACTGGAGCAGACCCTCGTGGTCGTCCGCCGGAACCGTGTAAAAGTTGCGCTGCGCTGTCATCATCTGAAAGATGTCCGTGGTGTCGAGGTAGACGTTCGACGTCTGCGCGAACTGCTTATTGACCTGGTCACGCACCTTGATTTCCGTCGGGTCAGCAGCACGGGGCTTGTTCGGGTTCTCATTGATATCCACCAGAGTAGGGTTCATGAATGGATTGTCCTGGGTCGGTAGTGTTACATCGTTCCCCGTGTACCCGCTCACTGCCGTGCCCATACGGAACTGTTCGGTAATCTTCTTGGTGTTCGGGTAAAGTTCATGCAGGGCAACCGTGATGGCCATCACCACCGGCACATACACAAAGTACTTGACCTCCATCGAGCACAGGAACAACAGAATGCTCAGGTACACCGTGAAGCGCACCACAGAATTCAATGCATCGTCCACTTTCATACCCGCGGTCGGCACAAATGCATACCACGTGTCTGAACGAAATAGAATACTTGGGTCGGAAAACCAGAACATCACTCTTATCTTCACTTGCGACCTTTTTCGTGGAGTTTACGCTGGAGTCGGGCATGCATACGCGCCCGTCGTGCCTCGGGAGAGTTGGACATGATTTGCGCAGCCGTGTTTCCTGTAGCCGGTCCCTCACGGGCTACACCGACCATCTCGTTCATGTACTTTCCAAAGCTCGACTGGAACTTCGCCTTGAGAGTCTCGATCTCGCGAATCAGCTCCTGCTGGTTGATCTTTCCCGTCTTGATACGATCCTCGAGAAGTGTCTTCACCTGCTCCATGATGTGGCGAACCGCCGGGCTACGCTCGGGGTGCTGCAGAGACTCCAGAATCTCCTCGGGACGCTCGAAGTCGATGCCGATATCGTCCAACTTGATCGACGCCGCGATTTCACCCACAATCGAAGCCAACTTGGTCTTCATGAGAAGCTCGAACATCTCCGTCATTGACGAGCTCATCTCGTCGCTACCGAGCTCCTTGAGAATCTGATCCGTATCGCGATGTGTCTCGGGAAGCACATGCTTCATGGCCTCCATCACCTGTGCAACCTTCTCCTTCGGGTCACCGCGAAGGAATGAGAAGATCATGGTCATGTGCAGGGCCTTCCAGGTCTCCTCGCTTCCATCCCACGCAATACGGATGTCGACGCCCGGCAGGGGCTGGGGGGCATCTGCGGCCTTGAACAGCGAATTATCGCGCTGCATGATCTTCATGCCATGGGGGGTTAACGTGTCCGTCAGATGGGTGTACACCTCATCAGATGCACGGGGGAATGTAAGTTCAGGGTGTGCATCCCTCAAACACTTGATGAGGGCGCGAAGATGATCCATTATTATTACATGGGAGTCTTATTCCCAAAGCGGGACGCGAATCCCTTGAGGTCGGAAGGAGTCAGGCAGATGCAGCCACTGCTCGATGAGAAGGGAGACGGGCAGCACTCCGGCCCAACCTTGTTGCCCATGAACTGTGCAAGGGCGTTATCGTCCGCAACGTCGTACGGCCGTTCGGGAACCGACTTCGCCTGGCTTCCGAGGATCGGGGACGTCTCGGCCCACCCATTCACGCCCGGGGTGGACTCCGTGTCGAGGGGCGCCATCTTATCGCTAGGTAACTTGAAGGTCTCCTGACCTCCGCTCATGTCTGTCACTCGCATCGCAAGACCCACAAAGGCAGCTGCAAGGAAAAAAGCAAGGATCACCGGGGTACGCAGCATTACTTGATGCCCGGAAAAAAACGGATTCCGTGTCAGGCAGGTGGAGTGGGTGCAATGGAGTCTCTATGTCTCGTCGAGCTCAAGCAACTTGCCAAGCAGCGCCGTATCAAGCAGTATTATATCCTCAAACGTGCCCAGTTGATCCAGCTTCTGAGTATGGCTGAGCTTCCCAAGTCCTTTATCATTGAGAAGATGACCATCTCCGAACTTCGAGAGGAGGCAAAGAGGAAGGGGGTTCGTGGATTCTGGACTCTTCGCCGTGAACAGTTGGTGGAGCTACTCTTCCCCTCTGAGAATTTGTCTGACCACATGAATAAAGTATGAAGCTCTCCTCCCAAAAGGTTGTTCGTCTTGGAGTCGTGCTGGTTGGCGTCGTGGTTGTCTACTCACTCTTTTCCTCCTATTCCACCGGCAAGTCCGCCGTCCCCGAGAAGCTGAGCGTCGAGCTGGGTGGTTCGGGCTCCATGGCTCCCCTCAGCGGCCAGGGTGCCTTTTCCACTGGCACCTCGTCTGTGGGCGGCAATGCCTATGATGTCGGTGACATGCAGGGTCGTACCCCGTCGTCGCAGCAGACGTACACCCAGAACGTCCTCTCGGCGAGTGAGCTGCTCCCCAAGGGTGAGGTCGGTGCCTCGTGGGCCGCCGTGAACCCGGTCGGTTCGAAGGACATGGACGGCCAGAACTTCCTCCAGGCCGGGTACCACGCCAACATCAACATCATCGGCATCTCGCAGAACAACCGCAACCCGACGTACGACATCCGCTCGGAGACGCCGAACCCCCAGTCGAAGGTGGGCCCGTTCCTCCAGACGACGATTGACCCCGATCCTTTCCGTGCCAACCGGGCCCTGGATGGCCTCTCTGGTTAAACTTCGCAGTGATACACAATGTTGTCGGTCGCCGCCGCTGTGATCGGAGTCGCCGTTGTCGCCCAGTTCGTAGGGTCCGGAAACAGTGTTCGCATGACAGGACCCGATGGAAACGAGTATGACATGCAAGACCTTCCAAACAAAGAAGAGGCTGTGAAGTTGATGGCGAAGATTCGAGGCAACCTCACAAAGCTGCGCGACTCGTATGCAGAGGAACCCGCCCTCATGAACGATCCACCCGTCGCTCGGTTTGTTGCTCGGTATCAACCCGATGTCTTCTCCGAGAACTCAATGAGTTCGCCGGACACATCGTATTCCGAGAATAAGGGGCAGCGGATCGTCGTGTGTCTGCGCGATAAGACCAAACGTCCCGAGTATCCACTGGTCGATATGAACACGATCATGTTTGTGATGCTGCACGAGATGGCGCATTTGATGACAGAAAGTATTGGACACACACCGGAGTTCTGGGGGAACTTTAAGCGTATCCTGTACGATGCCGTCAAGGTTGGAATCTACACACCTGTGAATTACTCGCGTCAACCCACGCCGTATTGCGGGATGGTCATTTCGGACAGCCCATTGTGAGAAAACCTAACTCAAGTATAATGTCGAAGACTGTACCCGTCGCGGGAACAGGATCGAGCGTGACGTTCTTTGAGGACGACTCGCTGGAAACTGTGCGTCAACACATCGCTGTGGCCGTGAATAGCCACCCTGATCGTCTTTTCATTGAAGTCCATGTCCAGCTGCCCGAACAGCACTACGAAGACCCGAGGAACTGGGATGCATTGTTCATGCGCATGTCTATCGATGGTCAGCGTCTTGATCAAGAGCTCTTCAAGTACTACTTGGGACACATCCACACAGGAACAGGAGTCAAGGAGGCCAGGTATTCTCGCGAAGACTGGAATGGGCGTCCGGCTGCTCTCGAGGCCTTGTACAAGCCCGGTGCTGGATTCTCGGAGTGGCGGGTGTTTGGTGTGGCGGGTGAGCGGTCGATCGTCCTTCCTCGTCCACCCAAGGAGTTCGCGTTTGCATCCACTCGGATTCCCGTCGGAAACATGCAGTTGCTGTTTGAGTCTGTCTACTCCGATGTGGGTGAGTTCAGAGCCACCGAGGTTTCCCCTGAAACGACCTCCGCTGTGAAGCGCGTGTACTTTCCCCTCTTCCGCGAAGACACTCCGAATCGACTCACGGACTCAGCAGTTCGGTCACTGCGTACCAACGCCGAACAGTTGACGAAGCTACTGGCCCTGTCCGTTCCTGAACCCAAGCACCCCGCAATTCTTCGTGCAAAGTGGTACCTACCCCTGGTCGAGACCTCCTTCACGGCACCCCGTGCGAGGTTTGAGCAGATGTTCTATGGACTCACGCTGTCCAAGGACACACCGTATGTTGGATTCTTCACATCCAAGCAGGAGAAGACGCGTCACAAGTTCTACGTGAAGGACCCGACAAATAAGGTTCCATCGCTGGATGTCGCAATGTGGAAGGCATGGACATCCACAACCCTTCCACAGCGGCGTCTGCCCACTCTGCTGCTCTACCGCGGTTCGTCTCGCACGTCGTTTGACCGTATTGCCATCACACCTCGCGATATCCAGTTCACAATCGTACGGGGAAAGGAATCGAAGAAGAGTCTCGATGCGATCCGCACGGATTTGTATGAGTGGTTCAAGACCCTGGACGGTGTGATCCCCTTTGTTGAACTGCGCGACCTGGATGAATCCCGCTGGGAGCTACAGGATATGAGCGTACTGGGCGCCTACCCCAAAGAGGTGACAGAGTTCGACATGCGGCGATTCCCATGTCTTCAAACACTCTTCAGTTACCAGGACGAGACCTTCCGTCTTCTTCGCGCCGATCGACTGGCGGAGAATTTTACACCTCTTCAGGTCCAAGCGTTTCAGGCCCTGCAGGAAGCCGACGTTCCATCTGCGCAGACACTGACAGAGATCGGCATCTCACCAGAAGACGCAGAGTCTATGTTCCGCAGCTTCCTGAACCTTGGGGATGATCTGGATCTTGAGCGTGTTCTCAAGGGATTCCCCACACTCCGCTTCTCAAACAAGGAAGTGATTCTGTCTGCCGTCACCACCGTGGAACGCGCACTGAAGTATGCGAGTATCCTGCGTCATGTACTCACTGCACCCGAAGACGATGCTGAAGTCAATGCAGTCTGTCCTCGTCGCGTAGAAGCTGTGGAGGCCACTGCTGCTGTGCCGCAGCCGGTGGCGGTTCACGTGGGAGAGTTCAATGTAGATGATGATTTTCTGGCCGACCTTGGATTGGGTACACCGGCAGCTGAACCCGACGCCGCACCCGAAGTCGCACCGGCTGAAGCACCAAAGAAGCGTGTACGTCTTGCAGACAAGAGCAAGTCGACGTACAATTACTTCAACAAGCGCCTCCAAGAGTTTGATCCAGAGACGTTTGACAGCACGGTCTATCCTAGCAAGTGCGACAAGAACAAGCAGGTTGTGGTTCTGACTCCCGAAGATGAGGCGCGTATTCCCGCAGAGTACAATCCTCGCAACTACCCCGAAACTGAAAAGCAGACCAAAGTGAAGGAGGCAAACAAGGATCAGGATGGTATTGACGATTACAATGTGCACGTGATTCCACTGACGAACCGCGAAGGCATTGCCACGTGTCCACAGTATTGGTGCATCAAGGATGAACTTCCGTTGCGCGAAGACCAGCTGGTCGACGGCGCATGTCCTGTTTGCAAGGGGAAGGTTCGCACGGGCAAGGACGAGGACATTACCGAATTCTCCGTGATGAAGCGCGACCAGACGTCTGTGTTCCCCAACTACATCGGAACACTGAAGGACAAGCAGATCCCCTGTTGCTACAAGGTGGAACAGCCGTTCAAGAAGGTCATGGCACCGGGATCCGAGAAGAGTGATGATTCGTACATTCTCAGTTCAGCTAAGACACCTGCGCTGCGTATGGGGTATCTGCCTGAAGGATTGGCTGCATCCCTCGGTATTCCAATCGCCTACGACAAGTCCGTTAAGAAGAGTCGTCTCGACACCGGAAAGTCAGACTTCTTCCGTGTCGGTCTCGGTCGTCCCTCCAAGACCATTCCACACTTCATGAATTCGAAGGAAGTTGTGCCTGAACCGAAGGATGTACCGAAGAGCGTTATGCTCTGCTCCTTCGCCCGTTCCTGGACGGACATGGGTGAAGGTGCGACGCAGATTGAGCGCATCGTTGCGGGGATTCAACGTGCCTACTCTGAAGGCCGCCTCACGATCCTCGATGAGCTAGAGTATGTGACCTCTGTTGTCCGTTGCAATGTTATCCGTGTAGATACTGCAACCTCGAGCGTCAAGTGCGGATTCTGGACAGAAACACTCAGCCCTCGGGAACGGACTCTCGTATTGCTTGACGATGATATCCTAGCTCACGTTGCTCGAGGCACAGACAAGTCCAAGGGGTTTGCAAAGTACAAATACACGGTGAATATTCGCGACCCGTTGTTTCCGAAGAAGATGCTGACGACGGTCACCATGCTACACACCCGGGCATGTGCATCGGATCGGCCACGGATGTCCGACGCGCTTCAGGAGATCCGTAGCAAGGGGCAGACATTCCACGTCATCCTGGATCCGTTTGATCGTGTTCAATCGGTGTTTGTGCCGAGGGTGGTGATTCTGCCTGTTCAACCGGAGCCGTATGAGCCTTTACCTGGAACTCACGCCTACACTGGATACGCGGACATCAAACCCGAGGATCTTCCGACGCGCCAAGCTGAACGGACGTTCCTTGACCAGACATCTCACAAGGGATTCAAGTGGGTCGAGGATCTGCAAGACGTGCATGGCAAGTTCGTCGAATCGCTCCTGTCCTCTGAGTTCCGCGCACCGTTCCAACCGGAAGATGCATCTCCTGTGACACCGAAGGAGGTTCTGTCCACTATGCAGCGCCACGCTGAGCGGGAGCTGACGGAAGGCGAACCAAATGCCCAAGATATCCTTCAGGCAGATTCGATCTCCTATGCCGCGGAGGTGTTTGATTTCCTCATGTTCTCGCTGTCCAAGGATATCCAGAAGGAGGAATACGCAGATCTTCGTGAAGGTGTGGCTTCACGTGGAAAGACACTGTACAAACAGCTCGACGCTTGGCTCAAAAAAGAAGCCCACTGGGACGCCACGCAGGGTCCACGCGCATTCGTGAACAAAGTGAGGACACCGTGTGGGCAGTTCCAACAAAAGGACGCATGTAATACGTCATCCTTGTGTGGGTGGAAGGTGGGAAAATGCAAGATCAAGGTCGACTCGTCGGTCGACCGCTCCCAGGTTCTTCGTCGGTTGACAAAGACGCTAGTTGAGAACGATAAACAACGTGCACTGGTGCTGGACGAACGCCTGTCGCCCTTTTTCAGCACGGTACTGTATATGGAGATGCCGCACGAGTTGATTACGACCTCCGTGTAGAACGGCGGTGACGACGGCGACGAGTCTTGCGAGACTTTCGGCGGCGGCATTTACAATAACCCAATACTTACGTCATCGGAGGTTCCGAAGGAACCTACGCCTTGGGGGCCGTCTTGATGAAGTGGACCTTCAGGAACGACTGGAGGTTCAGGTACGTCACCTCATCCTTGTCCGAAACGCGCAGGAGCTTGGCCAGGGCCGAGTTCGGCAGAATACGGCGCTTGAAGTTCGGGTCGAAGCAGTTGTGCTCCTTGACGTAGCCCGAGATGAACTTGGTCACCTCCGTCTGCGAACGCTTCTCGCCCGACTTGAGGCCCATGAACGCGGCAAGCTCATCCGTCAGGGGGCGCTGGACGAGGAAGGCGTTGTTCGCGCGACGGGCCTCCCATGTCTTGCGCTCCTCCGGGGTCATGTCCTCCGGGTTCTTCTTCTTCTTCTTCTTGATCTCACGGGCCTCGCGCTTGGTGGCCTTGATCGCATCGGCGACGCTCTTCGTGGCCTCGCGGACACGGGCCGTCAGCTCCGTGCTGAGCGCCTTGAGCTTCTCAGCCAGACCGGCGAGGATCACATCGGAGTGCTCCGTGGCCTCAACCGCCGCCGGGGCAGACGGGGTCTCAACCGTCGGCACGGTGACAACGGCCTTGGACGGGGCGGCGGCCTTCTCGACCTTGACCGCCTTCTGGGCCTTCGGGGCCTTGGCGGCAACGGGCGCAGGGGCAACGGCAACAGGGGCGGCGGTGACAGGGGCGGCGGCAGACTTCTTCGGGGCCATCTTGTTTGACTTAACGGAAGCAGAAGAAGAGGACATTTCTAACGCACTGGTATACTCTTACCTCCGGCGGTCATGTAAGCCGCTTCTCTCAGGAAGTTTGGTGCGAGACGTTTTGTGTAGGACAACAAACGCGCCTTGGCTCCAATATAATAGGTGCGATAGGCGACAACGGGGTCGAGGTCGTGAAACTCTTCGGGCATGGCCAGTCTGGGAAGGGTCCATCCAATATCCACGAGTCGCTTGGGGGAATGCACGGAGAGCCAAGTAAGATGATGTTGTGTCTTGTGAACCTTTCCATACCGGTATGTGTACTCCGAACACAGGGCGAGTCCAAGGCGGCAGAGCCACGTGTAGTTGGCCAAGGATTCGCGAACCCACCGCGCGAGAGGATGATTGGGGTGGGTCTTGCGATAGGCTCCTTCGGGGAGCGGAGACTCGTAGACCCAGTGGGCAGTGTACAACAGCTGTGCAGATTCGAGGATCATTTTCACCACATGTTTATCGCAGTGGAAACGAGCCGCTTCGTCGGGGTCTAAAGAGAGGAAGAAGATGTTCATCGTAGTCGGTACGTTGAGTATCGCCGCCGCCGCCTAAATCCGTTTTTCCGACGACGCGTACCACCCTTTCCCTTCTCTAGAAGACGGTCGTTGTCATTCAGAAGGGTGACAAAGTTCCTCTGTGTTTCTTCGCTGCGAACCCGCAGTCCCTTGTGCCTACCCTGAAATTTACGTGAGAACTCGCCGAATGCTCTGATTTGTTTTTCACGGGCTTCCTGAACATTCCGGATCTGCCTCTGTCGAATCAGACCAGAAGGCTGCATTGTACCTAACAACGATATAATGCCGACATCAGCAGAAAGACAATGTCATATGACCGCGAGTCAGTCAATGCGATCGTGAGCAGATTCAGGGAGTTGATCATGTACCCCGTGCTTGATTGATTGTTCGAGAGCCACCCTTTCGAACACAATGCGATCACTCTGCGGTTAGGCTTCGGCATCGCCTCCAGCTCGTCCATGAAGATACGGAACACGACACGCAGTTGCACATGGGTCAAGTTCGCGAACTGCTCGGGATGTGCGTCTTCAAACCCATAACTACGGAAGATATGAGAGAGTATTGTCCATCGCCGAGCAATGTTCTCACGTAGATCTCTGGAGGGTGCGGGGACAAGCATTCTGTTGCGTCGGCGATGGAGATGGAGACGCCGAAGCCGCGCAAGGTCTCCGTGATCCAAAGCTACTTTTGTATACGGGTTTGTGGGGGTGACCGAGCGAATGCTCCATTCCCACAACGTCGCAAAGTCGAACCACCAGATCTTCCCCGCCTCCTCAAAACCAAAGTACTCGAACGGATACTGACGGTCCTTGGACTCCATTGTTACGAGCTCTTCGTCGTTCACGCAGTCTCTGCGCTTTAATACACCGGGTCCAGCTAAGACCAGAACTCGCCGGACACACCATCCACGATATAGAGCCTGGACTTTCGTGAATCGCAGGATCTTTTCCTGGTTACGGGTGACCCACAAGATCGGATCCCTCGCACGTGCGTGGCGACCACATAGATTCACACCATTTAATGCATGGGATGGACATTGGTCAAGAGATGTCTTGTTCCGTACAGCGGCACACTGGGGCATGTTTATCTTGTGCTAAGCCTTGAAAACTGGAAACCTGCGCGGAAAACGGATCCGGTCGTCGGCAGGGCAGTGGTTCTCACAACAATCAATATGGCTACCACTGCAATCATCCCTTCTGAGAACCTGGACATCAACCGCGTCGTGATCGGCGAGATTCGCCCGAACAAGGCTGGGGGTAAGACCGTTCCCATCAAGTACAATGGTGCACCTCTGCAGGTTCGTATCCCCCGCATCTACTACCCGGCCGGTGTCCTCGTCCGCGAGGATGAGAAGACCGGTCAGCGCAACTACAGTATGATGGCTTCGCTTAAGGGCTGTGACTCGTACGCCAAGGAGCGTTCGACGGATGGCACCGATGTGGGTCAGTTCTACAACTTCTGCCTGGACTTCCAGGAGAAGCTGATCCAGCACTCCATCGTCAACAGCGGCAAGTGGTTCGGCAAGTCGAAGTCGGAGGCTGTCCTCCGCGAGACGATGAAGCCAGTTCTTAACCCTAGCGTTGAGAAGGTCAATGGCGAGTGGGTCCCGAACGGCAAGTACCCGCCTTCGCTCCGCATGAAGATCTCGATCTGGGATGGCCAGGTCGGGATGGATGCGGTCGATGCGAATGGTGCGGCGATTGAGCTGATGGAGAGCAATCTCGAGCAGGTGTTTGCGAAGCGTATCGAGGCTCGTCTCGTGCTGACGCCGAGCATCTACGTCACGGGCACGGGCTTCGGTGTGACGTGGCGCGTCGTTCACGCCAAGGTCTTCCCGGCTTCGCGTGTCGGTGCCAAGGCAGCGTTCGCTGACATCAAGGAGCCTGATGAGCCGGTGGCTGACAAGGAGGAGAACCTTGATCTGCCGGTTACTGAGGAGCAGCAGGAGCAGGAGGTTGAGGAGAAGCCTCGGTCTGCAACGCCTCCTCCAGCGGCGGCTCCGGCTGCTGCTCCTGCAACCCAGAAGAAGCGGAAGGCTCAGGCGGTGTCGTAAAGCCAAGCCGTGACCAGACAGTAGAGCCACCTTTGGGTGGCGAGTATACAATCATACGATCATCAACAAACCAAATCTTTTCCTTTTCGGGAAAGGTCAGAGGCTGCGTAGTCCCACACGCAAACGGACTCAGCGACATGTGACCACACTTTTCACATGCATGAACCCCTGGCATCTTTATCAACATCTCTGGCGTGACGATACGGGTATCTCCACGTAGACACCGTTCAAGAAAGGCAGTGGATGTTGTCCACCCTTCTGATAGGAATCGTTCATACGAATGCTCGGGCATCCGTGACCAAAGAGAGTCGCTCTCTGTCCATCCATCCTCCTGGAGCAGCGTCGCAAACGGAGTGTCCTTGTGCCACAGAACAGAGACGTCTCCAGGGTTGTCGCGCTTATGTTCCGCCACGCCAACGCGGTCCAGGTCTTCGGGATCGTAGAGCCAGTATACATTTGCATGTTCATAGTTCGGATCCCGCGCACCCCTGAACACCTCGCGGCCTTCTACGGACCACAGGTCAGACACGATGTTCAGGTCATGTTCTGTGATGTCTGCACTGACGGGGTAGGCAACGGACCGATCAATCGCGGACTGCATCTCTTAATCAAAAGAAATCTTTACCGGTACGTCGTGGATACGCACAGACTTGGTGGCCGAGCGGCTCAGCTCATGACGCTTCCGACGCTCACCGTCCTTCGGCTGAATCACCTGCGAACAAGACTCCATGTCGGCATGGATCTCATCGTAGTGCGTGTCGAGATAGTCTAAGATCTCATCCTGAATTGCCCACTCGAAGAAGTTCAGTTGCCCCACTGTGGTATCCAACCCGCGGAACTGAATTCGCTTCCATCGGCAGAACGGGTCAAACATCTTTTTGTTGTAGGCCTTGAGATGCGACTTGTAGACCAAGTACACAATGATGTGACGGTTTCCCTTAGCCATGAAAGAAACATTGTACTTCTTTGAGTAATTGGTAACAAACCAATCTAGCAGACGTAGACTCAGACGCGACTTGCCCGTGAGAACCTCCTCGATGCGCCGAAAGTTGTCGGGGTTAGTGTAGAAGCCCTCAAGGCGACGCAAGACCCACTGTTCTTTACTTTGAATGGTCTCCATACCGATTCTGTGTTCCAGCACTGAAAATGAGTTTTCGAGCCTGACGCATAAAGAGACGCATGGAGGCAGTCGTCACAGAATGGCTGCGTGAACCACCGTATACCCGCCCGAAGAAGCGCTTGAAGCCCCTGATCATGCTGATGGTGGTGCTGACTCGCGTTAGCTATACCAAGACCAGGCGCTTCGTCTTCACGGCCCTCGAAGAGGCAATGAAGGGTGAACTTGGACGCATCTGGATGCGTGACCGGTGTGTGCGTCGCACGATCAGGGTCTACGGTGCCAACGACCAGCGGACGACAGGGTGGCATATGAAACGTGGAGAGATGATCACGGGATCTGAGGTATCGCAGGTGTTTACGGGCGGAGAGACGCGGAGAAGTCTGATCCTTCGCAAACTCGAACCGCCACAGCCGCCGACACCCGGGCAATATCAAGCACCCCTGATCTGGGGCACAAGGTTCGAGCCCGTTGCGAAGGCCATCTATGAAGAGGAGACTGGATGCAAGATTGTCGATGTATCGTGCGTCCAACATCCTGTGTACCCCTTCCTCGGGGCATCGCCTGACGGTATCCTCTTCCCAACCGACCCAGCGGATGTGCATCGTCGCGGCCGCCTGATCGAGTTCAAGTGTCCCTTCTCTCGCCCACCGTCAGACGGTGTTCCTAGTGCCTATGTCCACCAGATGCAGATGCAGATGGAGTGTTCGGGCATTGACGAGTGCGAGTATGCAGAGTTCCGGTTCAAGCAGGTGTTCTCGTCTGAGTGGATTCGCTCGACGTTGACCAAGAGTGTCTTCGCAGTGTATCCAGATGATACGGTGCAGTACAAGGCTCAAGATGCGGATCTGAACACGTGGCTGCGGAGTCTTGACCAGGACGCAGATCCACAGTTCATCTACTGGATTCTGATGTCCACGAAGAAGGCGTTCCTGCCGAAGGATATGGCCTGGCTCCCGACCCATCTTCCTGCACTCCAGGCCACATGGGATGAAGTACTCGTGCACCGCGCGGCAGGAACGAAGCCAGAGCCAGTACCCAAAGCTGTAGCTACACTGGACATTTAATGACGCCTGGGAAGTAGTATCCATCCGAAGATGCCATTGTACGCGGGAACCACCGGTCTGGCATGACGATTTTTCGGTGAGGGTTGAGGAAGGCACCCCACCAGGAAAAGGACGAGTTCGCACAGATCCCACCCGCACATTGACTCATAAGGAACAGGGTATCAAGCTCAGACTCCATCGTCAATGTATGCTTGAGCGTGGCCATGAACGGTCGGGACACTGCATACTCTACATCATTCGTTACAACAAAGAAGTGAGCACCCGGGAACATCGCGATGGCGCGTTCATAGTAGGCGTCCAACTTAAGGTCGTGGTAAGGATTGTTCACATAATCACCACCGCGAATATGGAGGAAGATCCCTTCCTTGATGCCCTCGTATTTATCCTGGGTTCCAGTTGGAAACAATAGCTGACGCACGAAATCAGCGTCCACATTTCTCCAGTCCTGGAAGTACCCAGCTAGGCGAACATCTGGATGCAGCAAAAACGTGGTTCGCCAGTCAATGGACTGCTCTTCAATCCGGATAGGAGTATGACCAGTCAACACCATCGGTCGAAATCGCCAGAAGATGGTGTCAAAATACGAGACCGATGAATGGGGTGACGGATTCGCCAGAGACTGCAGATACGGTCTGCGACCCGTTTTAGACGCGATATGCATGAGAGCAGCTAACTGGAAAAGCTGGTTTCCCAGTCCGCCGACCAGTTCCATGGTCAGATGTCCGACCATTTTATTACTTTCACACGCAAAGTGAAAATCCCGTAATGACCGTAACGTTTGTTACTGCGTTCTTGGATCTACGAGAAGATAGACCCAAGGACCGCGCAACTGACCTGCGCTTCGAACTGTTCAAACAGCTCAATGCAACGGGGATCAGGCTTCATGTATTCATTAGTCCTGAGTTCCGTGACCGACTGCCCCCGATACGCAATGGAGTTGTTGAGACCATTTCGCTGGAGGATCTCGATTTCTACCCGATTTCTCCTCAGGGGGTACCCGACACTCGATCCGATGTACACGACACCCGCAACTTTTTGATCCTCATGAATGCGAAGATCGAGTGTATCCGGAGAGCGATTCGCTCAGGCCATCATTCGTCCACACATTATGCATGGGCGGATTTTAACCTGTATCATGTCCTTCAGGATCCAGCATCTGGGGACGAGTTACGTGCGCTTTCAACGGCCTACCTTCCACCCTCGTGCTTGTTCTTCCCGGGTTGTTGGCAAAAGGGGGTGCAGTGGGACTCTGTGAATTGGAGGTTCTGCGGTGGATTCTTTCTTGGCGATGTCGATTCGCTGAACAGGCTATACGACTTCTACCTCAACGAGTACCCCCGACTTCCCAAGCTGACATGGGAAGTCAATGTCTGGGCGTACTTTGAATCACTTGGGTTTCACTTCGATTGGTACCCTGCAGATCACAATCCCTCGATCCTCCACATTCCTCGTAATGTTGTATGTGACCCACCTGGAACCCCTCATGCATGGGCATCCTATGACCAGCGGCTCATCATCGGTGGCCCCATCTATCGCTATGTACTGGAGTGTATCCGACCCCATGCCCTGACTGCAATTTTTCCGCAGACGGATGGAATCATTGGGGACGACGAGTATCACCGCATGATGACGTCTCTTGGGCGCGTCGAGACGGTTGTACGACCTGCGCGAGAATATGCGAGGCTTGAAGCTCTTGCTCATCCTACTACGCGACCACTGGTCTGTCTGTACGCAACACATGGGTTCACTAGCAAATCCATGATCCTGCTTCCATGGGATGACACGGCCTTCGCGAACGGACTCTCCTTTCCCCAGCGACCCTGGTCCGAGAAGATCCAAACTGTCATGTGGCGCGGCGGTTCGAGTGGATTTCATCGGCCTTCGGTGCGGATGCGTGTAGTTGAAAAGCTCTTTGATCTCCCGAACACGGATGTGAGATTTGTTCCGGGTGGGTGGCCAGTCAACGACGACGTGATACCGCCTCAACACTTTGCAGACAAGTCACTGCTTGGGCCCGATGCACATTCGCGATACAAGTACGTGCTCATCATTGATGGAAATACACAAGCCTCCAATGGTCATTGGGGATTTGCGCTCGGCTCCGTGCCGATACTCATTACGCATCCAGAGAGTCGATGGTGGTTCAAGACTGAGTTGATTCCGATGGTGAACTACGTTCCAGTCAACTACGATCTATCGGATCTGGTGGAAAAAATTGAATGGCTGGTGAACCATGACGACGAGGCGCGGGTCATCGCAGAGGGAGCCCTGAAGATGTCACAGCGTGTATTCAGTCCCATGTTTCAGCGAGGGTACATCAACAACCGTATTCAACAAATCCTCCAGCAAGATCGCTAAATCCTGCACGTTGGACTCCGATACGTGTCTTGAATGCGTACCATTCATTTGTCGGCTGCAGAGACTTCCAGTACTGATCGAGCAGATACACCCAGTGCACCTCGGGGTTCTCCTTGAAGAGCCGAGTCCCCTCTTCCCACTTTGCAATGAGCGCATCGTAGAAACGAGAGTGGACAATGTAGCCACTTGTGGTCTGTGCCCCGTGAACCTTGTCGAAGGTTTCATTGTACGGAGTTGCATCGACCAGATTGTACGACATCATCACAACATCGTAAGTCGTCGGGAGGCGTGTGATCAGCTGGTCCCACTCCTCCTTGGATACAATGAACTGGAAGTCGTCCTCGAATATCATGACGGACTCGTACCCACGCTGACGGGCAAGTTTCAACACTTCGATATGTGAAAGATTGCATCCGATGGTTGGGGGGGTGTACTCAACTGCCGGAAATCTCTCGACGGTCAGATTCATCTTCCCAAACTCTTTCTCCATGTCAGCCCTGCGGTCCGTCCGTCGATCCAAGTTGATATAGAAGGCATGCATTGATGTGTCATGACCACCATGTGAAAATCCGTCTCCACCAAGGCGATGTTCGCGATGCGAACTTGGCGTTCCATTGGTTGATGGTGTACTGGTTGCCCATACTGACATTGCAGCGTGAGCAGATGGGGATCAAGTTATCAAGTGTCGTCGCACCACCCTTGGACTCGGGAATGTTGTGGCCGCACTGGAAGTCGAAGACGTTCATGCGGTTCGCACACCACACAATCTTGCACTTTGCGTCAAAGACTCGACCCACTTTCATCATCCAGACCTGTTCACGGAGAGCTTTGGGGATCTTCATTGTTTACACAGACCTCACGGCTGTATATGCGTTTACGCGCCACGGGGTCGCGAGACCCTGGGCCGCCTCGACAAACGACATACGCGGCATGTGATTCGTCCGCTGTTGATACGAGGAGTGCTCAACCTCCTGTGTCCGCTGGATCTGGCTACGATCTAAGAGTTCAGGCTGAAACTTCTCCATATCACCTGAAAGTCGAAACACGGCAAAGAGAGCGACCAACCCGGCGATCAAGGCGGCGATATGAAGCATTGTTCTACTCGGGTAATAAAAAACGAACTCTTTCCATTGTAGGTAGAAAGGGCACAATGGAGGACAAGGCACTTGCAACTCTCCGCATCTTCTACGAGCGCCGAAAGTTGGCCACCGAGACCAAGCCTGTTGCGTCTGGACTGAAGGACGTCAATGCCTACACGATCGGTGACGTACTGGTCATCTTCAGCCAGAAGGACAAGATGCTGGAACGCGACGTGAATACCTATATCGAGTATGCGAAGGAGAACGACTACAAGAATGGCATGATCGTAGTGGCCACGTCCAAGCCGTCGGGCAACTTGATGAACCTGATCCGGTCAAAGTTTATCGAAGAGCGTATTCAGTTCTTCCACCTCCGTGAGCTGCAGATGGACATTACCATTCATCGGATGTCTGTGCCGCATCGCATCCTGACACCAGACGAGGCGAAGGATGTGCTGGACAAGAACCGCATCCTCAAGCCAGAGGATCAGATGCCCTGGATTGACTCGCAGGATATCCAGGCTCGTGTGATTGGTGCCGTTCCGGGAAACATCATCGAGATCACTCGCCACAGTGATACGGTGGGCAAGAGTATCTATTACCGCTACTGCGTGGCTGACGTAAATGTTGCCTAGACACAATGGGTGACCCAACAACGGCCGCGAACATGACGGACCTTCGAGCCAAGTATAAGCATCAAAAAGAAGTCTACGATGGACTCGTGCAGAACGCAGTCACAACCAATGATTTTTCCAACAACGATGCGATTCTGGCTGCCCAACGAGCCATGAGTGAAACTCTGTCTCAGATGGCTGGGCTGTCTGTGTCTTCGGGCGCCGACCTGGATGAGCAGCATGAACTGATTCGCAGGATTATGGAGATCCAACGTGACTACAACGGTCTCTTGGTTGGAACCGACAAACTACAGACACTTCGCATGATCCATCAGACCGAAGACGCGACGAAGGGCACGAATATGAAGGTGATGGGTCTGCTCTTTGTCGCTGCATCTCTCGGGCTTCTTATTGTAATCATGCGAACGCGTTGAATGCAAAGGCAGCAATGGCAAGTAGCACCAGCACGACGATCTGCGTGATCATGGCTCCATAGTCAAGCTGTGGCGGCGGTGTGGACGTAGACGCAACTAGTTTATCCGCCATCTGTGGCCCCTGTTGACGCAGAACCTGCGCCTCCGCATGAAGCGTGTCGAGGTCAGGATTGATCGTCTGGTATTCATCTATAAATCCCTGAATCTGATATTGGTTGTTCTGAACCTGAACCTGCATCTGATCTTGATAGTCGGTGATCGCCGCCGTTACAGTCGTCAGTGCGGTTTGGTTACCTGTTGTTTTCGATGCTTTGTACGCGTTGGCATATGCATCGAGCAATGCCTGGTAGTCGCCTGAGACTGCATCAATCGCCGCCCGTCCTTCTGGTGTCGTTGCATCAAATCTTTCCTGTGACCGGATCTTTGATGTCACCACTGCGATCAGCGTAATCAAAAGGGCAGTGAGCCACCCAACCATTATCTTGTAGGAGTAATAAAATGCCAGTCGCGCAATCCTTCTTTGAGCCTGGTCGCGATGCAACCACCCGACACATGCGCGGAGTGGATGCCTCAGAATATACTCGCTTTGTCCGTATGGCGGCCACGGTTGCACCGTACATCAACAACACGAAGACATTCGGCAAACCGTATGCCCGTCTTGGACAGAGTCAAGAATCTACGTTGGATGCTACTGTTGTTAGCACGATCTTTTCTGGTCTGAGACCGTTTGTTGCGAATAAGTAATGACCCCGTATACTGAAGCTCTCGCTGAACTTCAGCCGCTTCGGCCGCCCACGCAACCGTATGCAGACATTGAATCTGCTAGACTTGACATTAAGAAGCTCGAAGCCATCAACATGCGCCCTATTCAGATCTGTCTGTTCTTCATCGTCCTCGCACTCCTGGAGTACCTGTTCTTACCGCCGAGTGTTGTTCATGGCGTGGCCTTCATGACGTTATGTGTCGGACTCTCATTAGCAATCTATCTCTCCAATAGATAATGGGTAATCTTCAGCCGAAATGTCCGTCAGAGACAGTTTACGGCGCTGGTTTGGGGTCGTGTGTGATGGCGTGTCCCACTGGATATGAGCTTCAGATGCGAGATGGGGCTCAGCGCTGCGTGAACAAAATCGATCCAAGTGTAACCGTCCACCTGAACGCACAGGGGGCCGTGTTGCGAAGCAATGCTCAGCCTTCGGTATTCTCAATCGCAGACCTACAAAGTCAAAACCCAGATGCATATGCTCGATATTCTTCCGAGCAGACTCGATTCCAGGAGGAACTGGAAGCGGCGAATTCACAGGTGAGTCACCAAGCACGGGTCGATGCGGCTGGGCGTGACGTCCTTGCTAGTGGAGGGAATGATCCGACGAAGAATGCTGCATATAACGCACTTGCACACGATCCCGATGCGATGAATGTGCTTTACGAGAATCAAATCCAGAAGGACGTTGGCAAGTTCATTAACGAGTACCACTTCCTCAATACTCAAACCCTGCAGCAGCAGCAGACGCTAGATATTGTGAACAGCGTCAAGGATAACATCGGAACGGTCAAGGACGACATGGCCTACTCGGTGTCGACCTTCCAGGATCAGATCAAAGCCATTCAGAATCAGGTCAATATCAATCGCAAGACTCAGGTACAAGCGGCAGACTATGGTAGCTGGATTGGCATCGCGCTGAACGTACTCATTGTACTGGTTCTGTTGTTCTTGATCTTCTCAATTGGACGTAGGGCAATGCGTGGCTCAACGTCGACAGCCCCGGGGACGGGCGCACCGGCTCCTAGTTTACCAGCAGATTCGACAGACTTCTTCAACGCCTTTGCGCGTCATTTAGGGACACCAAAGCCCCCCACATAAAGGCAATGGAGATAACCGACCCTCGACCTGTAACTGATTTCCAACAAACAACCTTTTGTGGTCATCCACGTGCACACGTGCGGAAAGTGTTAGTTCAAACCATCCAGTTAGGCCATGCGGATTACGCCTGTTACTGGACACTTGAGTTTCTTTGCTCCGGTCTTGTGCATAGTTTATGGGGCGCCTTCTTTGAGGCCGCTGCCCTGCATATCAATCGCGCCCAGCCGAATGTGTTCCTCTACTTGGCCAAGGCCTATGAGACGTACGCACCCATCGAAGCTGGGTATGACATCCAAAACATGACAAAGATTCGCAACCACCCCGATATACGGAAACTGGTCTGCGAGGTCGCAGCTACGTTGGCTTTGTGTCGCAAACATAAGCTCCAGTCTCTGCCCACAATCAAGCCCGGACACGACTTCGACCCCGTTACGATTCATGAGAGCTTGAAGTCTCCTTCGAAGCTATATGGATCCCAAGTTCTACGTGCTACTGACCCCATGCCTGCTGCCGTGCCTGTCAATGAATTCTGTTACTGTATCCGCTCAGACGTGAGGGACCTGACTCGAGCCTTGTACTGGATGTCGTGGACGTTTGCGTTTTGCCGCGAACACAAGAAGCAGACCAAGACCAACCTGCTCTTTGCTCCACGCGGTGACGAGTACGTCTCGGGGGGTGACAGTACTCATCCAGTGTGGATCTTCTGGGACGCGATTCGCAAGAACAGCCCCCCTGCGACGCGTGAATATACGGATGTGCTGTACCGTATTCACTCGCTCCGATGGACACCCGCTGACAAGAGTAAACGTGCGCTGCTGATCGCCGCTGTCACGCTGTTATGCGAAGGAGCACTGGACACAACTCCTTGTACGCCCACACTTCAAGTCTCAAATGTCCTGAATGGAATGCCGGGGTGGATTGATGCGATTGTCAAGATGCAGCGGAGCTTCGCGTAAAACGGAACCGTGCGGACTCACAAGAAAGGTCTCACTACAGAATGTTTCGCCCATGTTTCTCCGCTACCCAGGTGGCGGGAGCCATTGGCCGCCACACCTACCAGCCTGTTCACCAAGTCATGTATGAGGTCTTCAAGAAGGACACCCAGGCTGCCGAGATCATCACCGCCATCGAGAAGGCACACAACCGCCGACCGGCCAAGAACTTCAAGGGGGCATTTCTGAAGGAGAAGGAGATTCAACGCAGTGTATTTGCGGCTCTGGATGATTGCAGGGTCGCGGACATTGCAGCGTCAAAGGAGTTTGCTGCAGGTGAGGCTCTGGTCACAGCAGAGAAGCGTAGTCACGAACTGGATCTCAAGAAGGCGGCGGGTATTGAGGTTTCGGACGAGGAGAAGGCGGCCGTAGCGGCTGCGGTGGTCGAGGCCGTCGCGGTTCAGCGCCAGGCATCAGCAGAGGTGGCAGCGGCACCGTCCGTTGAGGCGAGTTTGAATGCAGTTGAGGCTGCGTGTAAGAAGGTGGTTGACCGTACACCGAACATGAAACCCGAGATGGCGGCTCAGCTCCTGGCCGATGCCCGGGGTGAGGTTGCGAAGAAGCGTGGTCTCCAGAACGAGGACAAGATTCTCAACACCTACGAGGCAGATAAGAAGGTCACAGTGACGGAGCGCAATACCAAGATGCTTCGCATGGACAAGGAAGAGTTTGTCTTGGTCGGTCGCACGGATGGGCACGTTGCCGAGTTGAACCGTATCGTGGACTCGAAGGATCGCACCACGTATTGGAAGACAGTGCCGGTGTACGACGAGATTCAGCTGCGTGTATATATGCATATGATGGACGCGAAGGACTCGGAGCTGGTCGAGAAGTTCCCGAACGGTACCAAGCGGAATACAGTGTTCGAGAATGATCCTGAGGTGTGGGCGGACATCGAGGCCCAGCTGCGGCTGACGACGCGGAGGATGTGCGACATCCTCGCTGACGCCTCTAGCTTAGAGGATCTCGTCTTTAAGAATACAGTAGAGAATGCAGCTTAACGTAACCACAGACCCACCCGACTGGACGAAGGATCCCGGAGTATCCTACGAGACGAAGTTTCTCTACACTGGATTTGGACGCATCGATGTCCATGCGAAGGTGTACCAGACCTTCCAGGATTTTTCACTGTTCGAACGCCCGTTCAAGGGTGGCGTGATCTCACGTGTCTACAGCACGGAGTTGGCAACTGTCACGGAGTACTCAAAGTCTCCTCGACGCTGGATGGAAGAGACTCCGGGGTGCACGATGTACTTTGCGGAGATTTCACGCTAAGAAAAGACAGCCGCAAAACAAATGGAAGCCTACGATGTACTGGTGATCGCCATGTCTTCACTTATCATGTTGATCCTCATTCACGTGGGCGTATTTGGTGTGATTCGTTGGATGTATCCCTCGACACCCCAGTCGCAAGTCCGTTTCGCCGAGCCGATCGCCGAAGCTCGGGTGCCGCCGACCCAACAGTCTTTCACGGAGCCACCGCAGATGAAGCAGGAAGTGAATGTACCCACGTATGCGCCGCCAGTACCCGTGGAAGCCCCTCGTGAGGAAGGGGGAGCCAACACCGGAAAGGCACCGAGTGCCGCAGCTGAACGGCCTTCCTGGCTGGTTGCTGTTGACCCAAAGACCCTCGACGCATGAGTTTGTTGCACTGAGTATTGATGAGAAGGGCGGAAACCAAGAAGAGTTGAGCCTGGTGATGGACGAGCGTGTCTGCTGTGACACCATCTTGAGGACAACGAGGCTCTCAAAGGATGTCTTTGTCGTCAACGATATCTGGGTGATGAATGGAACCGTAGTACATTCACTTGCCAACTGGACACAACGTCAAGAGTGGTTGGCTGAGATTCTGCGTATGTTTCATCAGCCGGATCTGACAGCTCTCTTCACAGTCGCGGACGCACCTTTGGGGACGCTCGTTCGCGGATATGAGTATTACGACGACCTTCCTGGCAGCATTGGAGTCTTTTCGCGTGAAGATGTAAATGGGTGAACAATGTGGATCTCAAGGCGGCCGTCGTCGCCGCCACCGCACAAAGAAGCACCGTCGTTCTCGCCACCGGTCGCGTCGGGGCGGAGCTGCACTCGCTGACTTTCGTGGCGTAGAATCATACCCGGGAGGACACGTAGATATCCGTGGAGCCACGGGGATTTCGGGTTCCACTGCGAATCAGAACGCCAGTAGCTACAACCAGGACACAGCCGGTACATATGCATCGTATGGCGGACGTCGCCGCACCCGCCGCCGTCGTCACCGCCGTATGCGCGGAGGCGATGCCTTCAGCCCCATGGGTGGAGACGGAAAGGGTGGCGTGACTGCAACGTGGAACGGGGAGAATGTTGGAGGCGTTGCCTTATCGGGGCGCGTGTACGATGCAGGTACAAACCGCTAAACCTTTCCACGAACTACAGCGTCTGCCCACACGTAGGGCATGTACTTCGGATTGTTCGTCGAGATGAACGGTCCGCGTACCTGTGCCATGCGTAGGCGCATCCGCTGCATAAGAAAGCTCAGTTCAGTAAACTCAGCCCACTCTCCCCATGCACGGTAGGCCGACATTGCAGTCGACATCAGCATGAACACATCACCCGAAGTGAAAAACATGAACAGCGCGATCAACGGCATGAGAATCATGTCATTGATTCGTTGTATTTTCTTGGTGAACTCGTGCGGTAGACAGATATCCCGAAGAACAATGTATCGATCAGCTGATTTAAACGGCTCCATTCGCCTCCACCCTTACTCCCTTGTTAGGAAACACAATCTCATCACCAGACGCCGCATCCGTGTACCTGATGCTCATATGAGGATGGCTCCTCAGGAAGAGAAGGAGGAGATCGAGGCGAATCTCATTTCCAGGCATGAGGTACCGGTCAACTGCTGCGGTAATGTCAACATCCGTGGACGCATCACCAATCCAGTTCCAGGGATTCTTGAACGATGCGAATGGATTGCCCTCGTATGGCGTGATCTCCTCGAGCTCATAGATCACACGGCGACGAACCTCATCCTGCTTTCGCCACTCCTCGACGTAGATACAGTCCTCGGGAACAACGGTCATGGAGTCGTCGTATTCACTGTACTCACCCAGAAGATACTTGCGGTGGATGTAGCCGCGGTCGACATACTGATCGGCGATGTAGCGAGAGAGGGCAGCGAAGATGCGAGTGAGGCACATTTTGTCTTGAATGAAACGGGTTCATCTCCATGGACTCGCATCCGTTTTTAGACCGCGGTGGGAAAGTTGATTTGAATTGACTTGCGACCCATCTGGGTGAGCTGGACGGCACCGTTCTCGTCCGCTGCATCCCGGGCCCACTTCGGATCATACTCTCGCCCCCACTTGTTGCCCATCGCTCCTTCCGTCCACGACTGCGTGGCTGGAGTGATGCCCGGCTCCGGAGGACCACCCGCCTCGGGGGGATTGTGCTGGGCGATACCGTTCGATTCACCGCTGCTCGTGAACTTCTCCTTCGACTCCCCCTGTTGCAGCTGGATCAGGATGATCTCATCAAAGTTGCTACCCATCGAGATCGCCGTCGCCAGAGCCGTGATGACGAACGGTGTGGCAATGATAAACCACGAGACCGGCGTCAGACCAATACCGCAGAAGGTGTCGAGCACCTTGACAACTGCGAGGCCTAGCACCAGCTTGATGGCAAATGTCACCCACATCCCCATGGACAGGTCAAGTCCGAGCTGAATTACCAAGAAGATGAGATACAGCAGGGCAGGGGGGCACAGCGATTCGATGAAACGCATATTCACGTACTTATTGTAAGTGGTATAAAAAATGACGGATGTCGATATGATCCAGTCCCTTGCGGCGTGTACGACAGAACAGGCTCAGGTCGCGCTGAGCGAGTACAAGACAGTGGAAGCCGCTGTGGATGCACTTCTGGCCAAGCCGGTTGTATCTGGACAGAAGTACATTCCCAAAATCCCAAAGATATCCTACAATGATCCCGAGCAGGAGGAGCGATGTGCAAAGGGACGTCAGTTGATGGATACACTCACCGCTGTATCCTCAGCCGCCCAGAAGAAAATCCGATCCGGGCAAGAGCTGGTGGGGGGCGCAGTGAACCAGGATTCGGCGGCTCCTGACGCGCAGCAGGTGCTGACTGTACCGACTGCTGAATAATCTGCACCGTGTGTTCGCGCTGAAACGTCTCCATCATTCCCGCAATACGGTTGGCTTCGGAAAAGATGTCCATTGCTCGAACGTGCGCCTTGACGTCCTCTCGCTTCGCATCATAGGCCTCCTGATCGTCGAGAGCCGTGATCGCATCCACCCACTGCTCGGGAACTTCGCGGTCGCACCCGATTCCAGCCGGGAGAATCCATTCTTCTACACCTTCGGTTGTTCCCACGATACCAACGTTCTTGGTCGCAGGTTTGGAATAGATGACGGGGATTCCATTGTACATGGCCTCCACGGCAATACGACCGAAGCTCTCATAGTTAGACGGAAACAGGAGAATGCGGGTCCTCTTCAGGATATTGCGCACGTCGTCGTCAAAGGGAATCCACTCGATGTTCTGAGGAGCCGCGGGAACCCATAACTCTCCATAGTAAGGACGAACGCCGAGGAACTTGCGGTCGGGCATACGCTTGGCTAATTCGATGAATTGGTGGACACCCTTGTTGACGTTTGCATTGACCAGGGTGATCATATCCCCGTTGGACGGTTCATCCATCCTGATCTTAGCCTCGTTCATCAGTGGACGCACAAAGTCAGTGCGAACAATGGACGGGGGGAACGGGTTCACTTCCTTGCGGAAATGCGATTCCATCGTATGGTTGATGAAGAGGAACATCTCCACCCAGTTACTGGACGAGAACGTCGTCAGTACCTTGTATTGGCCGTCGAAATGGGCAGTGACTGCGATGGGACGGTTGTACCCCCGTGCATTCAACTTCCGAACATAGGGGAGACAAGGTGCATGGGGGCAGATCCACAATTCGCTGGTATCGAGCATTGAACCACCGGCAGAATAATGCATGAAACGGAACCCTCTCCAGACTCCACCCGTGTACCCCTCCTTCGGCTTCTCAATCGTCAGAAACATGGTCGAATGACCGCGCTTCTGAAGTTCTATGGCTAAATCGACGTCATGTAAGAACGCACCACACAGGTCAGGCATTCGGTTCGCAAAGAACAGAACCCGCATTATGTAGACTCCCCGACTCGCGTTTTCTTAATTAAGCGTGTAGAGTCACCGCCCCATGTCCAGGACTGAACCCAGTTGTTTGGATTGTTGAGTTCCGACTGCTTGATCGGAATGAGCGGTTGGTAGTAGTTGGGAATGGTCTTGTCCATGATTGTCGACGCCTCCTTCTTCGTACGCTGGAGCTGGGCGTGGATCAGGCTCGACTCATCGTTGACTGTTCCAGCCTCGCGGCCGCGGCCCAGGTTCGGTGTAGTGGGGAACGGACGAATCCAGAGCTGCTTGGGGCCCTTGACACGAAGACCGTCGATATCTCCCCAGCGCAGATTCGTGTTTGTATCAACCTCGCAACCAGCTCCAAGCAAACCGTACCCACCACGAGCGATCATACCCGGCTGATCCGCCATCGCATTCGCGGGGCTCAGTGCCCCCGTGCAATCACCGCCACCAAACAGCGACGTCTGACGACCTACTGCTGCTTCATTCGCAAAGGTATGTTCAGCTACATGGGACTGATCCATGTTGCCACGTGTATTGGCGAAAAACCAATCGACGGTATTTGTTGACATCGCGTACCGACCTCTTATCATCAAACCCAGAAAGTTTCATAGAAAACGGACAGTGAAGAGTAAAGCCCAGTCCACTGCAATGCAGCCTTCTGATTGGCACGAACATGATGTGCGCGGTCAGTATGTGGTCGACGTATTTGGGCGTCTGCGCGACAAGTCTGTCGCATGTGTCCGTGTCAAGGGATTCAAGCCCTACTTCTACGTGTCGGGTGCAGACCCGGGGAAAGCCGAGAAAGTCCAGCGTTACGATGCGATGGCTGGATTCGACTCATTGAAGACCATCGGTGTCTGGAAGGTCTCCTGTGCGTCGCTGAACGAGTACCACTCCAAGGTTCGCGAGATGAACGCGGAAAAGAGGACGCTCTACGAGTCCAACCTTCCCCCGTTCCTCCGTCTGCTCCACGAGCGTCACCTGGGACCCGGGTCTCCAATCCAGTTTGTCGGCGAGGAGGTTGACGTACCGATGGATCCTGATACCGAAGAGCCACTGTTCACAGTGAATGTGTTCTACGAGTGTGACTGGACGACACTCAAGCCGACGACAGGCGATATCCCCCTCAAGGTGGCTTGTTATGATCTCGAGATGTGTCCAACGGTGGGGGACAACTTCCCAATGGCGTCCAAAGACCCAATCGTCCAGATTGGTATCTCATATCGCTGGTCCAATGATCTGATGACGCCGACCTCCAAGAAAGTGTTTGTCCTCGGCAGCGTGGATCCGTCCGATGATCCACTGACAGAGTTTGTCTCCTGCAAGACGGAGGTGGATATGCTGTTCAAGTTCGCTACCAATGTGCGGCGCGAGAATCCAGACATCATGTCGGGGTACAATACCTTTGGGTTCGATGACCAGTACATTGAGGATCGCTGCCGCATCCTAGGTATTCTCGAGGATATCAACCTCTCTCGTGCACCTGCTGCCAAGACGAAGAAGGGTGATCGTTGGGATATCAAGTTCGCCGAGACCAAGAAGTTCGAACTGGCGTCGGGCAAGTATGATCTTCGCATCTTGTGTATGCGCGGCAGGTTGTCGATTGACCTGCTGTTAAACATGCGTCGCGAACACTCGCTGGACTCCTTCAAGCTGGACAACGTGGCATCCGTGTTCCTTCGAGACAAGGTTCTGGACTATACAAACAATGTGGTCACGACTAAGAGCACTCGGGGCTTATGCGTGGGTAACTATACCCGCTTTGACCTTGTGGGAAATACTACGGATCCGTACCGAGATGGCGAGAAGTTCAAGGTCACCGCCGTCAACGGAAACACCTTCACCATCGAGGCTCCCGCCGACCTCTTCGCTGACCTGACCGCGGCTCGACGCAAGTTGCTTGAGTGGACCTTCTCAAAGGATGACGTGGATCCACATGAGCTGTTCCGGCTTCATCGTGAGGGTGGAGCTGAGGGCCGCGCCAGGATCGCACGGTACTGCATTCAGGACTGTGACCTGGTTCTGACGCTCATGGCGAAGCTGGACACCATCGTCAATGCACGTGGTATGGCGGACGTGTGCAAGGTTCCGATGCAGTTTGTGCTGATGCGTGGCCAGGGAATCAAGATCTTCTCCGCTGTGGTCTATTATGCTGCACAGCGTAACCAGATCATCCAAGTGCAACATGCCATCGGAGACGACGAAGCTGGGTACGAGGGTGCAGTTGTAATCAGCCCGAAGATCGGAATGTACCTAGACCAGCCTATCTCCGTTCTGGACTTCAACTCCCTGTATCCGACGAACATGATCGCCTACAACATCTCACCGGATACACTAGTGAGTCTCCAGGAGCTTGATGAGAACGACAAGGTAATCCAGCGCATGGGAAAGAGCTTCCCGGAGATGCAGCAGCTGAAGGCCGCGGGGTACGTGTTGGATGAGGTGGAATACGACACCAAGGATGAGAAGGGAATGGTGATTGGAAAGACAGTGTGCACCTACGTGCAACCCAAGGCAGATCAGCCCATGTTGACAGGCGTCCTGCCCAAGACGCTGGAGATCCTATTGGCAAAACGAAAGGAGTACAAACAAATGATGGAAGATCCTAAATACGATGATGCTTCTCGCTCTGTCTATAATGGTCTTCAGCTTGCTTACAAGGTCGTCGCCAATAGCGTGTATGGGCAGACTGGTAGTCGTACGTCTCCCATCCGAAAGATGTGCGTTGCCGCCTCTACCACCGCCGCGGGACGAAAGGCCCTGTTTCTCGCAAAACACATCGTGGAGTCCGAATTCGGAGCTGAGGTCATCTACGGGGACACAGACTCCATCTTCATCAAGTTCCCTACCAAAGACCTCGCAGCTTCCATCGATCTGGGTATCAAAGCAGGAAAGCGAATCACGGAGCAGTGTCGCCGCCCGTACAAGATCGCGTACGAGAAGACACTCTTCCCGTTCATTCTCTTCTGTCGGAAGCGCTACGTCGGCATGAAGTATGAAGAGGATCCGAACCCGAAGAAGGCCAAGCGCATGATGATGGGGATCGCACTGAAGCGACGAGACAGTGCACCGATCTCCAAGGATGTGTATGGAGGAGCATTGGACATCCTGATGGGAGGAGGGACTGTGACACAGGCTCGTGAGTTTGTCAACAATATGCTGCGAGACATGATCGAGAACAAGATTCCGTTGGAGAAGTACATTATGACCAAGGCGCTGAGCGATAACTACAAGGTGGAGATGCCGCATCGGATGTTGGCTGATCGCATGGAGGCTCGGGATCCGGGCACGGCGCCCAAGGTAGGCGACCGTGTTCGTTACGTGTTTGTCCAAGAGCGATCGAAGAATGTAAAACAAGGAGACCGCATCGAGCACGTGGATTATGTGCGTTCGCATGGATTGGTTCCGGATGTTACGTTCTATATCACGAACCAGGTGCAGAGCCCACTTCTCCAGCTGTTCGCTCTCTGTGTAGAGAAACTGAGTGGATACCACGAACCGTCTCCATCCTATGCAAATATGTACATGAGGCTTCGCGAACAGATCTACGCCAAGCAGCCAGAGCTGACGGATGTTGAGTTGGATGAGGAGGCAACACGTGCTGTCCTCAAGCTCAAGGAGAAACAGGTGGATGCACTCATGTTCTTGAAGAGCGTTGCCTTCACTCGTCAGCCCACTATTCATGGGTTCTTTAAGAAAACGGAAACCGCGAAGTAAACAATATGGGATGGCAGCTGAAATGACACCAAGACCCGAGATCGAAATCACCGACGAGAAGGAACTCCCCTACATTGTCGAGCAACGCAAGTTGTTCCTCGAATCCATCATGATGGAAACATCGCTTGTCTTCGATGCCGTCTTCGAGGCGTGGCGCCAAGTTCATTATCTGCGAATGGGTACGCGCGACGAGTATGTCAACCACAGCGAATTCATGAAGGCTCTTGAAGACCCTGACCCGTACGAGTCATCCTACGTCTTCTTCTGCCTGAAGTAGCTTTCGTGAACCATGCACAGTAACTTCAATGTCTACAGTTTCTCACGGAATCATCGCGGTCATCCGAGACCTTATCGAGTCAGAGACAGTCTTTTTTCGTACGGCCGTCGCGATCGCTGAGCCGCAGCGCTCTCGTATCCTCGCCAATCATTCGCGCATGACACAGGATATTCTGGTCATCGTGCGTTCCATGGTTGCGCCACCCCAACCTGCCCAGCGGTTCGTCGTGAACATCCCATTCGATGTCAATGCACAAGAGTTTGATCCTGTTCACGTCACCCCATCGGCTGCCCAGATGCTAGAGGCCTGTGAGCATGATGTGAATATTGAGGATGGAATCTGTGCAGTGTGCCAGGACACACTCACATCGGGGACTCGTCTTCGTAATTGCCTTCATTCCTTCCACCGTAATTGTATCACGAGCTGGTTTGGGATGAGCGTCCGCTGTCCCGTCTGTCGCGATGACGTGCGAGTGCGCCGAGCACCGGGTCCGACTGGGCCCAATGTTTCTGTCGGATAATCTCGTTTACCTCGGGGCTGAATTTGGTCAGCGGTGCAGGAGGGGGCAGGGTGTCAGACTGTCCATACTGCATCTGCTGTAACATGCGTCGCACATCGTGATTACACTGTCTCGCCAACTCGTGGACATCGTATTGTGGAAACAGCGAAACCAAATCCGAAGGTTTAGGAGGGTAGCAACGGATCACTTCAATTTTTTCCGAACTCTTGAATGTCCTCGGAACCTCATTGCATGTCATCAGGATCGGCAAGGTGCGATCCGCTGACGTCATCCATTCAACTAACTTCCGCTGGGCATGAGAGTCGGATCCATCAATCTCATCCAACAACAAACAGGATGTCTTGGTGTCTCCACGGAGGAGCGAAGTGATACTCCGGCTGTTGCGGTAACTGGCTACGAGCCTTGCAACGTCTTCGTGGCTACGCATGGTCTGCGTGGCATTGATCTCAAGTGGCTCCATCCCGCAGCTCCGGATCGCTGCCAGAGCCATTGTGGTCTTACCGATTCCAGGCGGCCCGTGGAGCATGATCACACTGGAATACGGCTTCGTCTTCAGGTACCGCGTCAATCGATTTTTTACTTCTGTGTGTCCAACTACCTGCTCGAGCACGAGGGGGCGTTGGGTTTCACTCAACATGTCTGAGTTTCAACCATGATGAGAAAATGCTTGTGGAATACAATGGATGTTCCGCAGCATATTCTTCGAAGTCTGTTCAGGGACACGTCCTTCCCCCTGATCCAGCATCACACAGACTCGTACAACGCGGCACTGGAGACGAGTATTCCCAACTTTATTCGCGCGTCGAACCCCCATGAGCTCGAGCTGCCGGAAGGGAGGTACATCCGTGTTTTCATCGGCGGTCGTGATGCGTCCAAGTTGAAATGGACGTCACCCGTTGACGAGATCGGGAATGCCGTGCTACCCCATGCGTGTCGGCTCGACGACCAGACGTACGCCGTGAGTCTGACCGCAGACCTTGAGATTGAGTATGTCATGCCGGGCAGTGCGAACGTGATTCGTGAGTTCAAGGATGTTCTGATTGGAAAGATCCCGTTGATGTTGCGCAGTCGAATGTGCTACCTGACGGGTATGGACGGATACGAGGTGGGTGAATGCAAATTTGAATTGGGTGGATACTTTGTGATTGACGGTGCAGAGAAGGTTCTCTTGACGCAGGAGAAGCTTGGCAACAATATGATGTATTCGGGTCAGCGAAAACAGGCACCGGCCAAGGATCAGGTCGCTCGAGCCAGTGAGAAGGCGAACCCATTCGATTTCGCCGGTGGTCCCGCAGTTGAGACATCCACGGAGTTTTATACGGGAATCCGTTCAATGTCTGAGGATGCGAGTCGTGGACCCTATTCGCATTTCCTAGTGATTCCTGACCGCAACAACTACGAAGAGAACCCGAAGATTGGCGGTGGACCTCCGAACTTTGGGCAACACAATCGTGTGGCATCCATCACGTTGCCTGGGTTCGCACAGCCTGTTCCGCTTATCAGTGTATTTCGTGCATTGGGGTGTGCATCTGACAAGGATATCTACGAGACTGTCCTCTTCGACGTTGTCGAGTCGCAGCGCGTCCTCTACGATGATCTGCTGACCACGTTGGTTCTGAGCCACGAGGCATTCCTCAAACGCCAGGCATCAACCGACATGAATATACTCAAGACGCAGACCCACACACGCAGCCGCGCAGAGGTGGTGCGTATTCTGCACGAAATGATGTTCCCTCACGTGGAAGGAAGCGAGGATACGGGCGGTCTGTTCCGTCGTAAGGCCTATCAGCTGGGTCTCATGCTCCGGGGTGCTATGGACGTCATTCTGGGACGGAAGCCACCGTCTGACCGTGACCACTTCCAGTACAAGCGCCTGGAGACATCAGGCGACCTGTGCTTTGGTGAGTTCCGTCGCATCTTCCGCGATCTGTCCAAGAACATGCTGCTCGAGCTGGACAAGAAGGTCAACCAGTTCGAACGTGCAAACTACGCAGGTGCGAACCTTGTGAACGTGTTTCAACCGGAGACACTGGGGTTCTTCTGGAAGCCGTACCGTATGTTGAATGAGTTCCTGAAATCCTTCAAGGGTGCATGGGGTGGTCGCGACGGAATCGCGCAGGAGCTGAGCCGTATGTCCTATGTCGGCGTGGCCTCTCACCTTCGTCGCACGAACCTCGCAATGGACCGCACCTCCAACAAACCTGAACCGCGTCGCTACCATGGTTCGCAGTTTGGTCTGATGTGCCCAGTGGATTCGCCCGACGGTCGCAACATCGGATACATCAAGGGATTGGCGGTGATGGCGCAGATCTCCACTGCCTTCCCGTCTGCAACCGTTCGTCAGGTGTTGACCGAGACCAATCTCGTCCGTCCACTGGAGGATATTCACCCTAGCACATGGAATCCAAAGTGGACTCCGGTGTTTCTGAATTCGGACCTGGTGGGTGCATGTGTTGGCAATGCGCTGTTGCTGGTCGAGCAGCTGGTAAATGCGCGTCGCAACGGCCGCCTGAATCGCACGGTCTCTATCGGATGGAGCCCCGTCAACAACCTGCTTCGTATCACATGTGACTCAGGTCGCCCGATTCGCCCCATCTACCGCGAAGGCGTGACCGACGAGATGATGCGGACGACAAAGTCGTGGTCGGATATCCTTACTCATCTGGACTACGTGGATGCACTGGAGTCTGACTGTTCTCGCTTCTCCTGGACACCGTTTCATCCGACCTTGCGGTCTGAGATCCATATGTCCTTCAACCTCTCCGCTCTGACGAATTTGACGCCCTTTGCAGATCACAATCCTGGTACACGTAACGCCTTTGCAATCGCACAGACGAAGCAGACGGCATCGTGGTATCACACCAATTACACCAAGCGCTTCGACACCATTGCACTGATGGCTGTTCTTCCTCAGAAACCACTGACGCAAACCTGGATGTACCGCGAGATGATGGGACCCGGTGGATGCATGGCCTACGGCGAGAATGCGATGGTGGCCATCACGACCTATGGCGGATACAACCAAGAAGACTCCGTCATGATGAACGGCTCCTCGATGAAACGTGGTATGTTCCAGACCATGTACTTCCACAGCTACAAGATGGAGGAGGATATGATTGATCCCGCCACACAGCTGCACACAGAGATCACCAACGTTCTCCGCAAGGACACCGTGAAGCGCAAGGAGGACGCGGACTATGAACAGCTCGATGCAGACGGGCTGGTCAAGGTTGGAACCGAGGTCACAGGCAAGACCGTATTGGTTGGGATGGTGGCTCCGGTCGTTGATGTCACGGGCCACGTGACTGGATACCGTGATGTCTCCGCGATGCCGAAGCGCGATCAGCGCGGCCGGGTGGACGCAGTCTACCGCTTTTCGACACAGGACGGGCTTCGTGGAATCAAGATTCGGATTGTGGAGGAGCGGTACCCGGTGCTGGGTGACAAGATGGGTAGCCGTCATTCGCAGAAGGGCACGGTCGGCATGATCCTGCCCGAGGAAGACATGCCCTTCACGGCCCGTGGTCTGCGTCCGGATATCATCTTCAACCCCCACGCCATGCCGACACGCATGACGATTGGCCAGTGGATGGAGAGTTCGTATTCACGCTTAGCACTGAAACAGGGCGCCTTCATTGACGCAACACCATGTACAACGACCGATCGCGTGAAGACTCTGAAGGGAATCTTAGCTGCACAGGGCTTCGAGCCATTCGGCAGCGAGATCTTGTACAATGGCATGACAGGTGAGCAGATGGAGGTGGATATCTTTATGGGACCCACCTATTACCAGCGGATGAAGCACATGGTGGAGGACAAGATCAACTACCGCGCAACGGGCCCCCGTAAGGCCATGACACACCAACCTCTCGAAGGGCGCTCGGATGAAGGTGGTATGCGTGTAGGCGAAATGGAACGTGACGCACTGGTTGCGCATGGAATGTCCAAGTTCTTGACAGAGAGCTTCATGGAGAGATCCGATAAGACTGAAGTACTATACAACAAGGAGTCAAAGATGCTGGACACAAGTCGTGATCATCTGGAAATGCCATATGCGATGTTCCTGTATGCGAGGGAGTTGGAGTCGATGCATTTAACTGTGCAGTTAAAGACAGGATAATGCTGCGGCGGCTGCTCCTCGCGGGTTGGGTGGTCTCTACATGCGCAGGGAAGGTAGATGACCTGCTCCGCGCATGTTGGAAGGATCGACAGTTCAAACGCCAATGTCCCTACATTTTGTGTTTATTCAATCACAAGTCACCTAAGAAATGTATGCCCGTCTGAAAACGGATCCGTGCGTTTGACGGTAGAGTCAATAGCCTACACAAGAACACAATGTCTTCTCCTTCTGACCACCACACCGCCTACCTTCGCGCCATGGACGACTGCCGCCGCGCCCCGCAATACAGCGTCCGCACCCCGGTTGGTGAGCTGACCTGCACGTCAACTCCCCTCATGGAGGACGACACCAAGGGGTGGCGTACCGTTCGCCGCTGCATGAAGACGTGCCGCCGTCACCAGTGTCGGGCATGTGATCGCGGCATCTCCCGCCGTGCGCGTATTCACACGAACGAGCAGCTTGATGAGGAGGCTGATCTCGAGAACTGGGATGACGTCGAGCACTACGGCCGCATCACCTACGTTCAGGCGCCGACGTATGAGCACAATGGTGCCCTCTTCGACATCGGCTCTCGCTTCTAACCACCCACTCTCTCTCCCCTTCGCAGGAAAACACATTCTTTTTTGTTACCCGCTTAAGAGTAGGGATGGGGGATACAGTAGTGAAGATGTCTGATCATATTTACGTCACAAAGCGCAACGGTAGCCGCGTCCCGGTGTCCTTCAACGAGGTTCTGACTCGAATTCAGAAACTCGCAGACGGACTTTCTCATGTGAACCCTGATTTGGTCGCACAGAAGGTCTGCAACCAGATTCAGGACGGTATCAAGACTTCGGATCTGGATGAGTTTGCTGCCGAGGTCTGTGCGATGATGCAGGCACGATACCACCCCAATTACGGTAAGTTGGCTGCGCGTCTGGTGATTGACAACCACCAGAAGAAGACACCAAGCCGACTGATTGATTCGGCCCAGGTGCTGTTTGACGACGGTGTCATCTCCGAGGAGTACTACACATGTGCACAGAACCTTGAGCTTGAGACGATGATCGACTACTCACGTGACTTCATGTTCGAGTATTTTGGGTTCAAGACACTGGAGAATGGGTACATGCTCAAGCGCGGGGATGGCCGACTCTGGGAGAGGCCGCAGCACATGTGGATGCGTGTTGCTATCCAGCTGCACGGGTCTCAGTATGAGAAGGTGAAGGAGACGTATGATGCCTTGAGTCGGGGATTCTTCATTCATGCAACGCCCACCCTTTTCAACTCGGGAACCAAACACGCACAGTTGTCGTCATGCTTCCTGGTTGAGATGCAGGAGGACTCGATCAAGGGCATCTACGACACATTGGGTGAGTGTGCACAGATCTCCAAGTGGGCAGGTGGCGTTGGCCTGTCCGTCCACGAGATCCGCGCCCGTGGTTCAACTATTCATGGAACCAATGGGAAGTCCACGGGGATCGTGCCGATGCTGAAGGTGTTTAACGATACTGCAAAGTATGTGAACCAGGGGGGTAAGCGTAATGGGTCCTTTGCCGTCTATCTGGAGCCTTGGCATGCAGACATTGAGGAGTTCCTGCGTCTCAAGCTCAATACAGGGACAGACGATGAACGTGCTCGTGATCTGTTCTACGCTCTTTGGATTTCTGATTTGTTCATGCAGCGCGTTGAGAATGACGAGACCTGGTCGTTGATGAGCCCGGACGAGTGCCCCGGGCTCTCGGATTGCTGGGGCAAGGACTTCAACGAGCTCTACATCAAGTACGAGAATTCGAGAAAGTATGTCAAGCAGATCCCCGCCAAGAAGCTGTGGCAGATGATTCTCGATGCCCAGATTCAAACTGGGACTCCGTATCTCCTCTACAAGGACGCGGCCAATGCCAAGTCCAACCAGCAGAACCTCGGAACCATCAAGTCGAGCAACCTGTGTGCCGAGATCATCGAGTACACCTCGAAGGACGAGACGGCGGTCTGCAACCTCGGGTCACTGGCTCTCCCGCGATTCGTCAAGGATGGCATGTTTGACTTCGACCTGCTGCGGACGTATACTTCCATTCTGGCCCGGAACCTCGATGTTGTCATCGACAAGACGTATTACCCCACAGACAAGTGTGCCAGGTCCAACTTCCGCCATCGACCCATCGGAATTGGAGTTCAGGGTCTTGCAGACGTCTTCGCAATGCTCCGTCTCCCGTGGGGATCAGAGGCGGCTTCCAAGCTGAACCGCGAGATCTTTGAGAACATCTACTTTGCCGCTGCAACGACCAGCATGCTGGGTGCATCGTCTGGTGCGTGGCGCGGTATTGCCGTGGACAATGAGAAGACGTACCCTAGCTTCGAGACGTCGCCCATGAGCTATGGAAAGATGCAGCCGGATATGTGGAACGACAAGCCAGTGACGACCTACCTCAACTGGGACGATCTGCGCAAGATGTGCCGGGGCGGTATGCGCAATTCGCTTATGGTGGCACTGATGCCAACTGCATCAACCTCCCAGATTCTCGGCAACAACGAGTGCTTCGAGCCCTTCACGTCCAACCTGTACACTCGTCGTGTCCTGTCGGGCGACTTTGTGGTGATTAACAAGTACCTCGTGGAGGATCTCGTGGCGCGTGGTCAGTGGATCCCGGAGCTGCGTACGGCCATCATCGCGAACAATGGATCAGTTGCCAACCTTCTGCAGGTCGACAGTGACCTGCGTGATCTGTATCGCACGGCCTGGGAGATCCCGATGAAGACCATCATCAACATGGCACGTGATCGTGCGCCGTTCGTGTGTCAGTCGCAGTCCCTGAATCTCTTCGTCGCCGACCCGACTCACTCCAAGTTGACGAGTATGCATTTCTATGCATGGAAACAAGGTCTCAAGACGGGGTGTTATTACCTGCGCACGAAGGCAGCAGCGAAGGCCCAGCAGTTCACTGTGGAGCCGTCGTCGTGCGTTTCTTGCTCGGCGTGAGAGTTTTCTGTTGTGTGATTAATAAAAATGACCCGTCACACGAAGAAGTATGGTGGTGACACTGTCTGCATGGA